TATTTAGATGCGGCAACTGCATCAGATAATACTTATAGAGGAATAATAAGCTTAGGCACAAATGCAAGCAATTATGTTTATATTGCAAAATGGCGTTCAGGTTTGTATTCTGGCTTATATGTTCAATATGTTGCAGGAGCAGCTACAATAACAGGAGTTTATCAAGCTAATGAATATAATCCGGTTTCAAAATGGACTCATGTTATAGCAACAAAATCTGGTAGTTCTTTAACTCTTTATGTGAATGGTTCTATCGTATATACAATAAATGATTTAAATACAACCTTTACTGGAAATAGCTCTGTTTATGTCGCGCAAGCGCATGGTGGCGTTGCTTCTTTATATGGTTATGTTGGAGAATCAAGAGTTTATAATATTTCTTTATCTGCTGCTCAAGTATTGCAAAATTACAACGCTACAAAAGGAAGATTCGGATTATAAAGTGTAAAAAATATTAGAATAACTTAATTTTAGATTAAAATAAGAAAATGAATACAATATTTATCCCCGTTTATCCAAAGCCATCTGGCGCAAATGTGACGCAGCTTTGCGTTGACTTTAATGCATTTGATCCTCATGAAGGAGTGAAATTCTCTGTTGTGATGAAAAATCCAGCAGGTCTAGTATTAGATAAAACTTTTACTAATCTTGCAGGAGACGACTGGCAAGACTGGCCACCTGAGCAAACTGCTACAGCCGATTATGATTATGTAAAGAATGTGATATTAGAAAATTTAGGATACACTCAAGCTATTGCTCCATTTATTACTTCTCAACCAGTAGATCAAAAAGTTCTAGATGGACAAGCTGCTGAATTTTCCGTAGTGGCAAGCGGTGATTCTCCATTAAGTTATCAATGGGTTAAAAATGGATCAGATGTCGAAGGGGCGACTTCTTCAATTTATTCTATACCAACTGTTGGAACTGGAGATTTGGGTTCTTATAATGTTAAGATCAACAATCCAGCAGGTTCAATTACTAGCTCTAACGCTTCATTGAATTTATTCCAAGCTCCAGTAATTACATCTCAGCCACAAAATCTTGACTTGATGGTCAGTGGGGTTGGCTACTTGAACGTGGGAGTTATGGGAGATCAGCCATTTGCTTTCCAATGGGATAAAAATGGTGAGATTATTCTAGCTGCCACTGGAAGTGCTTTTGAAATTACGAATGCTCAAATCTCTGATTCTGGAAATTACTCTGTAACAGTTAGCAATGTTGCTGGATCTGTAAAGAGTGATCTTGCTATCGTAACTGTAAATGAGCCAACTCCTCCACCTCCTCCTCCACCAGTTCCAACTGGAGATAATGCTTAATTTTTAAAATATCTCTTCTCAAGCCCCGAAAGGGGCTTTTTTTGTGTAATAATGTGTATGAATTTAACAGGTACACAAGGTAACTCTTTTTATAAGAGACTTGTTGCCCGTGACTCTGATGGAGTTGTAATGAACTTATCAGGCTTCACGGCTTCTGGATATGTAAGGGCAAGTTATGGCGCAGGATACACAAACGATAATGTGTATGTGCCAAGCTCTGGTATTTTATTAGACTTAAATCCAAAAATCATATCAGGATCAGCAGGAGAAGCTTTTGTTAGTGGATATGTTGATATCAATGTAGGAAGAACAGGAATGGCGGCTTTACCTTGCAGTTACTTACTATACGATGTTCAAGTTTTCTCGGGAGAAGATTATGCTCGTACTATTGAAGGCGGCTATTTTATAATTAATCCAGAAATAACATACTAATATGAAAATCGTAGACATGGCTCAAGAACTCTATTTCGAATTAGGTCAACCAAGTGATCTATCCGTACCAGCTATCAGTTATTGGCTTAGGAGCAATATAGGTATTCTTAATAACAAGCTAAACAAAGACATTATTATAGACGACACTTCTTTGGAGCTTTTGCCCAATTTGGGAGAAACAGAGAAGTCTATTTACAAAAAGATCTACGAATGTTATTTCTATGATCTAAAAGTCAAACAAACTTTAAATGCAATAAATGGAGATAGTTTGTTGGAAGTTACAGATGGCGGCGGAACTGTCCGTAGGATTAACAAAAATGAAACCAGCAAAATATACTTAGAAGCTAAGAAAAATATGCTTAATGAATTAACTATGATGATTAATGATTATAATATCAACGACGTTGGTCCTTTGCAAGTTGCTGGCGACGATACCGTAGCTGGTTCTTATATTACTGATAAGTATTATTCAATCAGACCATTTAATAGAGTTTAATTATGGCATCTTTAATAACAGACGCACAAAGACTTAGTTTTGGATCAAGTTATAATGATCTTTTTGATACATTATCTAGGGATATTGTCGTCTACAAAGAGCCTATTAAAAATATAACTTCTGTTAACGAAACTCCAGTATTTGGTTATCCAACAGATCAACTGCCTGATAGCGTAACTTATACGCCAGTCTCTGGTGTTTATAAAGCTAGAATATTTTATGGTAGCCCAGACGAAGACATTGTGTCTTTAAACTCTCAAATTAAAAACCCTAATACTACTGCCAGAATTAGAGTTCGTTTAGACGCTAAAGATTATATTGAAAACGGCAAAACAGAAAGAATAACTTTCGACAATAAATCTTGGAATGTACAATATGGTTTTGTGGTCAAAAGATACATCGATGAATCTTATTATGAGTACATGATGAAGGAAATAATGTAATGGCTACAATAAATAAAACAATTCTAAATAGAGAAGTCAAAAAACTTCTTTTCAGTAAAGACGTTCAAAATTTAGCCTATCAAAAAGCCGAAAAAGAATTTCAAAGACTTAAAAATCAAACAATAAAAGAGTTCGATCAGCATCCAGTTACCGTAGAATTAGAAATGGGTGCCGAAGGAAAGAACATATCAAAAACATTACCCGGAACAAAGCCTGACTCTAATTTGTTTTCATTTATTGGATTTGATCAAGACTCTCAGCCTACGCAACAGGTAAGGCAAGTTTTAGAAGAAGAAATTTTACTAAATAGAATTCCCAAAACAAGAACAACAGAAACAGGCGTTCGATTTGAATTCCCTGTTTCAGTTCCCACTTTAAAGTCAATAGAGCAAAAAACTCCATTGCCTTGGGAAACTGGAAGAAGCTGGATCAGAGGAATTGAAAGAGGTATTTCTGGATTGGGTTATTATTTGTCTGGAAAATTTAAGTCTCCTGAACCTAGCCGATCTGGTGGTGGTATTCAAGCAGAAGATAAAGTTAGATCGGGTTCTTTCTCTACTGTAAAATACTTGAGTACAATACTAAAAAATCTAAAAGATAAACTCAAACAATGAAACCGCAATTTGACAACCAAATATCTTCATCGTTTTTAATGTGGTTTGATCACACTCTATTATCCAAGGGTGAAGCTTACTATAATGTAACCACTGCATTTCCTGCTAATTCTTCTTATGTGAATGGCTTTTATGCTTATAACGGACCTTACAAAGGTTTAGTTTATGATTCTTCTATTGCTGGAGCGACGGTAATGACAGGAGTTACCATAAACGGCGCAAATTATAATCTAGGTCAAAATCCTTTAAGTGGTATAAACTATTCAGAAGGGCAGATTTATTTAAGTTCTGGATCTTTAAATGTTTCTGGTACTTATTCAGTTAAAGAATTTAATGTGTTAATGACATCTCAACCAGAAGAGGTGCTACTATTTGAAACTCAATATGTTAGAAGAAATAAAACTCCTGCTGGATCTTTAAAAGACTCTTTAAAAGAAAACACAATAACTTACCCTGTAATTTTCATCAAAAATAATGGAAGCACAAATGATCCTTGGGCTTTCGGCGGCACAGATGAAACAAGGGTAGATTTTAGAGCTATTGTTATCGCTGATTCGCAATATACATTAGATGCAGTTTGTTCATTATTTAGAGATAGAAATTATGATAATGTTCCTCTAATTGATACAACATATAATCCATTTAATGTTTTGGGAAGTTTTAAGAGTGGAGTAGTTTTTAATTATGACAAAATAACTAGCGGAAAAGACTACTGCATGATAGATAGAGTTTCCGTCTCAAAGATTGCAGGTGTAAGAGATAGGGAGAACAACATTAATCCCGGTTCTTATTATGGGTTGATTGACTTTGAATTAGTTAAATTTAGACAACCAAAACAAACATAAAAATATATGCCAAGAAATAGAGTAATTTACCAAAATGAAGCGTTATATGTTGGTCCTTCGCCAGCTATATCTGGTCACTATAAATTCGTGACAGGAAGTTATATTAACGTCCCTACTCAAAAATTAAATCAATTAGACCCTCTCGCTTCAAGAACTTTAGCTTCAGGAAATAGCACTACTAACGCTACTGTTGCTATTATGCAAGGAGGCTTGGCTCCAAATTTAGCTAATTTAGATCGTGTTCAAAGCATTAATTATAACTTTAATGTAGCAAGAAGAGACGTTAATCAATTTGGAAATTTAGCTGCAATAGATAGGGTTATTATAGATCAGCCAGTAGTAAATATTGATTTTAATTATTTACAAAATGGATTTAAGAATGAAGAAGAATTAGGTTTTCAGGTTACTACTTTAAAGAGAAGCGCGGCAGTAAATTTAACAATAGTTGCTTCTGGGCAGTCAGAATATGGAATAACGGCTGCTTCTGTCGCTGATGGAGGTCAGGGATATTTAAATTCGTTTACATTAACTCTTCCTCAAGCAGGTGGGAATGTGCCTCCAGTTCTTTCTTTTGGAGTTGCTACTGGAGGATTGTACGCAGGTCAAGCTACAGGAGTTTCTATTACAAATCGAGGATCAGGGGTAATCTTTATAAATTCATCTCAAGTCGCTTCACCAAATTCTTACATAAATGTTCCTGTTAATGTTGGAATTGGTGGAAGTTCTGATGGCAAATCTTTTTCTCCAACACTCGCTAATAACTATCCAGAAGGTACTTCTAGCATTGTAGATGTAACTTGCTTGAGCGGAATACTTACAAAAGCAAGTGATGAAAGGAATCTATTTGTAAGAACTGTTCCTCAAGGAAATGACGTTAGCATTGCAACAACTGGCACATTAGATCAAGCAATTATTGCTTTTGGAAATACGGTTATTACAAATTATACTATTAATGCAGCAGTAGGAGATATTCCAAATGTAGCAATTAGTAACGAAGCTAGAAATTTTTCTATAGTTACTGGAGATAATGATTTCAAATCTAGTGCTGCTGGTAAACGTTATCCTTTACCTTCAATAGATGAAGATGGCACAAGAGTAAATGGAACATATTCTCTTCCAGATTTTAATAGTAGATCAGACCTATCACAAAATATATCTGCATTTAGACCCGGAGGCATTATCCTTGATTTAACTCCATTCTATGCTTCTGGAGGATTAGGAATCGATACAAGAACGTCTTCTTTAAATGCTCAAAATTTCACTTTATCAATGGGTTTATCTAGAGAATCTTTAAATAAACTTGGAAATACTTTCAATTTTGCAAAAGAAATTACTTTCCCAATTAGCTACAGCTTCTCTGTAAATGTTTTAGTTTCAGAAATAGCAACAGGTAATTTGGTTGATATAGTATCAAATAGAGATATTAAGTTTGACACTTCAGTATCTTTTATCAAGCCCGGAACTGAAAATTCAAGTTTTGGAAGAATAACGGGAGTAAAATACGTTATTAAATCAGCTCAATTAGAATCTTTGGATTTTAGTTCTTCAATTGGAGCTAATAAAACAGCCACTTTAACCTTTGGAGGTCAAATGAGTTCTCCTCAAGATTCCACTAAAGGTGTATTTATGCAGGGAGATTATTGGATGCAAAGACAAGAAATCATATAATAATTTCTCAAAACAGAATAAAAAATGTAATAATAAAAAGAAATTTAAAGGATTAAAAATATGCCAAGAAATCGTGTAATTTACCAATCAGAAGCGTTATTCAACACAAAAGACAGTGTTGACGTAACGTCTTCTACACCACCACAAACTGGAGCTTTATATATTAACCAGTTTTCTCGCGTCCAATCTTGTAATTATAACTTCAATATTGCAAGAAGAGACGTTAACCAATTCGGCAATCTAGCCGCTATTGATCGTATTATTCTAGAGCAGCCCACTGTAGGAGTTGATTTTACTTATTTGCTAACAGATATGGCTAATGAGAAGAATCTTGGCTTCTCGGTTATTGACGCTGGCATTACTGGTATTGTTAACATAACTAGTGCTGCTGCTACTCAATCTTGTTTGTCTGGAATTCTCACTAACGGATTTGTTAATACAAAAAATTATTTCATCAGAACAGTTACCGAAGGTAATGACGCTTCTTCTTTTGCTGGTGATACTGCCGCTAACCAAACAGTAGGAAGCACAATTGGGTTAGGAAACGGTTTCTTAACTAATTATTCGATTAATGCCGCTGTAGGAGATTTCCCAACTACTTCTGTTAGTTTGGAATGCTTAAACATGAATTTCAGCAATGGAAATTCAGGCGCAGCCCCCGGAGTCACTTCTGCTGGAAACGTTGCTGGAGGAACTTTCGTTCTTCCTCAAGCTACTGGTAATCCAAATGGCGAAAATCCTCTTGGAAAAGTCGCTGCTCTTAGACACGGAGATATCTCTTTCTCTCTAACAAAGACTCAAGGTCAGTCTTATGGTGGTACAGATTTAACTACTTCTGCCGCTATTCAAAACTTCTCTATCTCAATGGGTTTAAATAGAACTCCATTGCAAAAGATCGGAAGCAGATACGCTTATTCAAGAGAAATTGATTTCCCAGTTACCGTAACTCTTTCTGTTACAGCTTTAGTACAAGATCTTACTACTGGCAACTTGGTTGATCTAGTAAATACAGACGGTCTTTATGATGCCGTTATTACTCTTGCTGCCCCTGCTATTGCTAACACAGATTTAATTGCCAGCGAGGGAGTTGGTTACGTTATGAAGAGACTTAACTTGGATTCACAAGACTTCTCTTCTTCAATCGGAGCTAATAAGCAGGTCACATTGAACTTCTCTACTCAAGTTGGTTCTCCTCAACAAAACGACAGAGGATTGTTCATGCTTGAGACATTGCCTCTCCACTAATTAAATAAATATCAACTTCAAAGCCCCAGCCTAAAAACTGGGGCTTTTTTGTTTTTATGCGTGTAAATATTATTGGATAAAGGTATTTCAAAGGTATTATGGCTATGGATATAAAAATGAAAGAGTTTGTTCTCTTTCAAAATCGGCGTAAAGTTATTAATCTATATAAAAACTTTTTAATCTTACTTGAAGATTTAAAAGAAGATGGTTATAATATAACTGAAGATAAGTATCAAAGGCTAAGAAAAAAAGTTCTTGATTCTGGCAATGATACTATCAGACAGTTCGAAGAAGAACTAAATAATATAGATTTATAATGAAAACGATATACGAATTTGCAATAAATAAAGAAGGCGTTGTAAAAGAGACAGAAGAGTCTGTAAACGAGGCTGGTCAAAAAGTCACGATTACCAAAGATGTAACTACTCAGATTCCTCATAACTATTTTATCAAAAAGCCTACTAGAGCTTTGTTTGACGAAGCTGAATTGTTTTATGGCGTTAAGCTTTCTGAAGGAGTAAAAGCTGGTCTTCTTACTCGTACACTACTAAACAAGAGATACGTTGATGATGGCGGAATCTTAGCAGACAAGACTAAGAATGCAGAAGCCGATGCTTACAAGGATCTCTATGACGCTCAAAACGAACTACAAAGACTTCTTGCTTTAGAAGAAAAAGATCGACCAGATTATTTTGCAGCAAAAAAAGAAGAGTTAGAATCCAAGATTACTGTAATTAAAAACTCTCTAACAGAACTAGAGATGCAAAAAGAATCCTTGTTTGATAATACCGCAGAAACAAGGGCGCGTAATAAAGTAATTACTTGGTGGATATTATTTTTGTCATACTATGAGAAAAACGGGGAGAAACAACCATTCTTTGGTGAAGGAGATTATGAAACCCGAATGAACAGGTATGACGAAATTTTTGAATCAGAAGATCCTCATCTAGTAAAGGTGGCTAATGCTTTCATTTACTTTATTAGCTTCTGGTATGTTGGTAGAGCAAATTCGAAGGAAGACTTCGATGTATTAAAGTTAGAACAAAAAATCTTTTAATTTCTTGCATTAATTAATCCTAGCCCCTGCGCGAGCGGGGGCTTTTTAGCATATGGACATAGAAGCCTTTAATAAAAATCTAAAATCCCTTTACTGGGACATAATAAATGGTTCGTCTTTATTTATATTAGATGGTAAAAATTACTATGTTAAGCACATGTCTCCTAAAGACGCTGGTACGATAGAAATACAAGAAAATTACTATTATAACAGAGCAAAGTCTCAAGGTATCCAAACAAACGAAGAGAAGATACAAGAATTAATAAAAGAAAATCTTTACAGCAAAAAAGATGATCAAAAGATAGAAAATAGCAAATTAACTCTTGCGAATTTAGCAAAAACTCGTCGCAAATTATACTTAACTAGAGACCTTGATAACATTGATAAACAAATGAAAGAGATCTCTGAAGAGATACGAGTTCTAGAACAAAAGAAAAGCGACTTACTAGAGAATACTTGTGAGACATATTCTGCCAAGCGAATGAATGAGTTTTACATTTATTACTCAGTATATATTGATGAAAAATGCGAAAAACATGCTTTTACTTTAGAAGAGTTTGAGGATATAGATCAAGTTGAGTTATTTAATTTAGTTAGTGCGTATTCTAAATGCGCCCAAAAATTCAATAACCATAATATAAAAAGAATAGGAGTTAGCGGATTTTTCCTTAATTATTTCTATTTGTCTGAAGATAATCCCTATTTCTTTTATGGTAGACCAATTACACACCTAACATTTTATCAGGTTGAGTTGTTTGGTTATGCTAGATACTTCAAAGACTTAATGAGCAAGTCTAGTGTCAAGCATCCTGATGAGTATAATAATGATGTAGATAAGATTATTGATTGGTATGAGTCTAGTAGCAATCTTGAAAAATTACATGAAGATAAGAACGCTGCTTCAGGTAAAGAAACAGCGGTTCAGGCAGTTTCTGTCATGGGAGCTACCAAGGAAGACCTAAAGAAATTAAAGCAAGACAATACTGGAGCCATCTCTCTAGATGAAGCCGCAAAGAAAAAAGGCGGCTCATTAAGTTTTGAAGATTTAATCAAATTACACGGCGTTTAAGTGTAATTATTCTTAGGTTTAAGGATATATGGCTACATCAGCAGGAAATATTCCCATTTCAGCGACGTTTGCTGCCGCGCAGCTTGAAAAAGATGTGTTGTCGGCGTTGAATCGTATCCAGAGCAAGAGTAATCTTTCTCTAAATACAAGAAATTTTTCTCAACCACTGGGTAAAATTACTGGTCTTGCTAATGAGTTTAATAAGTCTTTAGAGGCTTCAAACGCCCGTGTAGTTGCATTCGGAGCTTCTGCTGGTCTTATTTTTGCAGTTCAAAAGTCATTTTCCTCTTTAGTAAATACTACTATCGAAGTAGAAAAGTCTCTTACTGATATCAATGTAGTATTAAATACATCTTCTAAGGGCATCAAGCAATTTGGAGATCAGTTATTTAGTGTAGCAAAAAATACTGGATCGGCTTTTAAAGATGTAGCCAGTGCTGCAACAGAATTTTCAAGACAAGGTTTGGGATTAGAAGAGACATTAAAGAGAACAAGAGATGCTCTTATCTTAACTCGTCTTTCTGGTCTTGATGTCGTTTCTAGTACTGAGGCTCTTACTGCTGCTGTAAACTCATTTACAAAAGAAGCTCTCACTACAACTGATGTAGTAAATAAGTTAGCCGCCGTTGACGCTAAATTCGCAGTTAGTTCTAGAGACTTGTCCGAAGCTATTCAGCGTGTAGGTTCTTCAGCCAGCGAAGCTGGAGTTAGTTTTGATGAATTGTTAGGTATTGTTACTTCTGTTCAGCAAACAACTGCCCGTGGTGGTGCTGTAATCGGTAACGCTTTAAAGACTATTTTTACAAGAATAGAAAGACCTCAAGTTATCAGTGATTTGAAAGACTTTGGTATTGCTGTTACTGATATTTCAGGAAATGCTTTGCCAACGATTAAAGTTATTGAAAACTTGGCTCAGTCATTTCAAAATTTAAATCCTGTTATTAAATCTCAAGTTGCTGAACTTGTTGGTGGTGTTTATCAAATTAACATTTTAAAAGCGGCATTAGCAGACGTATCAAAACAAAATTCTGCATTCGCAGAAGCTACAAGAACTTCCTCTAAGGCAGCAGACGAAGCTATATTAAAGAATAAAGCATTAAACGAAAGCCTTTCTGCTTTACTTAATGAGACAACTATTAATTTCACAAAATTTGCTACCTCAATTGGAGAAGCAAGCGTTGGACCCGGAATTAGAAAAGTTTTAGGCTATATTAATTCAAGCTTAGAGTCTTACAATGAAAAAGACGCAGAGGGAGTTGGCGAAAAAATTGCGACTGGCGTATTAAGTGGTGTTACTAATTTTATAACTGGTCCCGGTTTAGGTATTGGAGCGTTTGCAATTGGAAAACTATTAGCTAACTTTACTAAATTCGCTGGAGATGCGACTAAAAATCTTTTGGGGCTAAATACTCTTGGAAGGCAACAAGCTGTTTTACAATCAGAAATTGGTAAAATTCTTTCTGATAATCCTGATCTAATTAAAGACATTATCTCTGGATCTAGAACTCGCTTGCAAGTAGAACAACAAATAAAGCAAACTCTTATAGAACAAGCTGCTTTATCGGAACAAATTAAAAATTCTTCTATTGATATAGGCGGTAGATTTTTAGCTTCAGGCTTAAGAGTTTCTGAAAAGAATACTATTGTTGGAAGAAGAAGCGCAGAAGGATACATTCCAGCAAAACAGCAAGCCGCAGAGATGGTTGGAGCTATGCAAGGTGGTTATACTCCCGGTAGAGTAGTTGCTGCTCCAAAGTCAATTGGCGGAATAATGAATACTGCCGAAACAGTTAAATATATTCCCGGTTTCGCTCAACCTTATATTTTACCTCCTCAAGGATCTCGCGCAGCACAAGATTTAGCATCAAAGTCGATGGCAAAGAATGGAATTAATCCTTATATGGCTACAGGATTTGTTCCTAATTTTATTCCTATGCCATTAGAAAATGATGCTTATGGATACGGAGATGATGAATGGCTTCGCAGAGCAAGTGATCGTGCGGTTCCTCTTGCTAATATTAGACTTGATCCTAAATATCAGGCTGCTTTTGATCCATCTAGACCGAAAGGCGAAAGATTTTATAGAAAAGATGGTGCGCCATTTACAGCGAATGATTTAAATCACTTTGTAAGAGCAGGAGCGAAATATGGAGAAATAAGAGCAGAAATGCCAGCTTCTATTTTGATGAGCGATAAAAGATATGGTAAAAGAAAACCAGATGGTACAATTTTTGGTTTGGATGATATTAGAGCTACTTACGCTCCCGGAAAAAAAATAGAAGCTGAACAAAAGGTTAAAGAAGGAATAAAACAAGTTTATGATCCTTATATTCCCCCCGCTTCAATGCTTGTCTTTGACGCAATGCAAAAGAGTTCAGAGAGGGATGTCAATGAAGATGATTTGGAAAAAACAGGAGAGATGTCCACTAAAAGAAAAACTTCTGGAAGAATTTTTAAGATTAAATCTTATGCTCTAAATGCTTCAGCCTTAAATGAAGAAAAAACTGGACTAATTCAAAAAACACAAGATTTTTCTCGTAAAATGACTAAAGATCTTGCTAATTACATTAGACCCGGAGAATATTCAGACACTTCTGTTGATAATTTTTTTGGAGCAGCAGGTAAAAATTATAATGTATTAGCTGGTACAATATTTGAAGCTTCTACAAATTTAGCTGCTAATTATACAAGAGATAAAGCTAATTCTGGAGGAGATTTTGACGTAAGAGGCGGAAATATTGGAAACATAAGACAGCTTTTCCCCGGATTTACAGACCAATATGGAGATTATAAATTAAAAAATAATGATGAAGCTATAAGATCATTTATTGATAAAGTCACGAAACAATATGGTCAACAGATAGGAAATCACTTTAAAGAGCAAGAAATTAAAGCAGGTAGCGTTACTAGTGGATTTAAAACTAGTTCTTTTGGTTTTATTCCTAATTTCGCTCCAAAGCCTTTTAATTTTAGATTTTCAAACCTAGGAGAAAAAACAGCCCAAATTTCTCCCAAGTTAAGAGATTGGCTCGCTGACAAATACTTCGACCCCGAAATGGCAAGCACAGGAACTTTGGAAAGACTAGCTTCTTTGAATCGTGATTCTGGGGCATTCTTTTCTAGTCTTGAGAATCCAAATGCTGTAGCTGGTATTCCTGTTAGAGGTCAACAAGGTTTTGTTTCTAGACAAAATAGAGGAGCAAGAGCAGGAGCTTTCTTGAATGCTTTAAGGGCAAGATTGCCAGATTTTATTCCCGGATCTTTGCCAAATTTAGCTTCTGGTTTCATTCCTAATTTCGCTTATAGGATAAACAAACCAGTATATAGTAAAACATCTACTAGAGAATTAACAGATCCTGAAACAGGAAGTTATTTAAGATATTATCCCGGAGATTTTTATAATAAAGAAACAAAATCTCAAGAAAGATCTTTAAATGTCAGCTATATTAGATCCAAGCGGACAGGTCAAGGCCAAGAGATGTTTGATAGGTTTTCAAAAATGGCTAGGAGACAAAAACTTAAAGGTTTTTCTGATCTCCTCGTAGAACAAGGTGATAGAGTAGGGAAAATAATTCCTAAAGAAAAATATGGTTATTTAAAGGAAAAACTAAGCGCAGACGAGATAAAAAATTATTCTATACTTGAAGACACTTCGTTTGAAGATATTGTTAAAATGGCATATCCTCAGTTGGCTTACAGACAAAGAGGTTTGTCTAAAAACACAAAACTATCACTAAACTATCGCGATTATGCTGGATTTTTAAAATACGAGGACCTTTCTGGTAAAGATATCCTCTCTCAAGTACAAAATAAATTAAAAGATGTTTACGGGAATAATAAAGATACTTTAATCCAAGAGATTTTACATAAAAATATAGGTATAAACGATTTACAAGATACTTTCTCTAAAGGATATGTGCCTAATTTTTCTTATGCAGTATCTAAACCGGGATTCAATAGATCCGCTTCGAAGAGACAGATTCATGATAAAAAGACAGGAAGTTATTTAGAGTATACCCCCGGAGTAGTTGACTCAGAAAAAGTTTTAAAATTTGGTTTTATTAACTCTTATGAGAAAGGGCAAGGTCATGAAATGTTTGATCGATATGGAAAAATAGCTAGGCGTTCGGGACGTAGGTCTTATTCCAGTATAATTCTCCCACAAACAAATAAAATTGTTCCCAAAGAAAAATATGATCTTTTAAATGAATACCAAAAGAAAAATCGTCATATTCTTGAAGGTCTCTCTCTTAGAGATGCTCTAAAAATATCTTATCCTCAGTTAATGTATAGAGAAAGAGGGACGAGTAAAGAGTCAAGTCTGAGCTTCATGAAAATATCTACTGAAAAAAGTCCATTTGAAAAGGAAACTCTTACTGGAAAAAAAATATTTTCTTCAGTCTTAGATAAATTAACTGGCATATACGGATCTGATGTACCAGAATTCGTAAAAGATGTCGAAGCGCGTAAGATTTATATAAGTGAGTTATATGATACTTTCTCTAAAGGTCATGTTCCTAATTTTGCTTATAAATTAAAGAAAAGAAAGCAATATGAAAATGATAAAAAGAATAATTTTAGAACATTAACTGATCCTGAAACAGGAAGCCATTTGGATTACTATCCCGGAAATTTTGTCAATCCAAATACAGGTAGTTACGAAAAGGGTTTAAAAATCAGCTACATTGAATCTAATCAAAAGGGTCAAGGTCAAGAGATGTTTGATCGATATTCAAAAACCGCCAAACGACTAGGAGTTAATTCTTACTCTTCTGTTATTGTAGCACAAGGCGACAAATTAAAGAGAGTCATTCCTCAAAAACAATATGCTCTTTTAAGAGACAAAGATAAAGAAAAGCATTATGTTTTAGAAGAAACTTCAATAGAAGATATAGTTAAAATAGCTTATCCTCAATTGTCTTATAGACAAAAAGGGTTGTCTAAAAGCACAAATTTAAAATTTTCAAATCGTAACTATGTTGGGCGCATGGAAGAAGAGGAGATTTTTGGTAAAAATATTTTATCTTTGGTTCAAGGCAAAATTAAAGATCTTTATAAAAATGATAAACAGTCTTTCATTGATGCCGTTATTGACGGAGATCTCGCAATAGAGGCTTTAGTTGATACTTTTTCTAAAGGTCATATACCTAATTTTAATGCAGTCCAAGAAGCAATAGGAAGAGAGATGGCCGCTGGATACTCCTCTTCTCAAGTTAAAGTAGGCCAAAGCAGCAAACTAAAGACAAGCTTCAATCCAATGGGATTAGGAGTTTATAACTCCACAGAAGGTTCTCTTAATGGTGGAATTGGATTAGCAGAAAAAGCTGGAATAGACCCTAAGACAAAAGGAATGTCTTCAAAAGGACATATCCCTAATTTTGCTGACTTTGGAGGCGCAGATGCTTTTATATTGATTGCCGCTTTTGGAACTCTTAGTACTGCTTTAAAAGAAGTTTCAGGAAATTTCCAGAATCTAAAAACAACTTCAGATAATTTAAAAAAATCATATGAATCTGCTGCTGCTAGTTTTGCAAGCGAAATGGGTAAGGCTAAACAATCACTTAATAGAACTTTATCATCTATTGAAAGCGAAGTAAAGAGTACTTTTACTAATATAGATCCAAAGACTTTAAAACAAAAAGGTTCTTCTGTTGCTCCTTTAGTTATGGGGCCTCGCGTTAGAGATGCTCTTGGAACATATACTAGTTCTCCTCAAGCCGCATCTTCAGAACAAGTAGCAAGATTGGAAGAGTTAAGAAATCAAACCGTTGAGGCTAGAAAACAAGAAGCTAAAAGAATTAGAGAAGCTAGGGCGGGATTAAGACAAATGCAGGGACAGATAGCCGAAACAGAAACTCCTTTCTTTTCAAGAGGCAGTTTTTCATCAGGAGGAAAAGCAGATAGATACGTTAGAGGAATGGGCACTCAAATTGGTTTAATCGGCAGTGTTATTTCAAATGTCGCTGGACAATTCATCTCTCCAGAAAACAAAACAGCAAAAGCTGCAATGGCCGGTGTAGGAGAAATTAGTTCTTTTGCTGGTTTAGGAGCGCAATTTGGTGTTCCCGGTATGGTGCTAGGAGGAATTGCGGGACTTGGATCTGCTCTTTTAAAACTTAAAGATGCTAAAGCTGAAGAAGCTATCGATAAAATCAATAAATCTTTAGGAGAGACAAAAGAAAAATCTTCTGAATTTTCTGGTGCCGCTCAAAATTACTCTACTTCTTTAGAAGGTTTACAAAACGCTTTAAATGATCCTAAGACGAAACCTGAAGCACTATTAAAGTTTCAAAATAATCTAACAGAAGCTTTAAATAGTATTCCTGAAGAGTTCAGAAGTAAAGTATTAGCCGCAGGTTCAGACATAACTAAAGTTAGTGAAGCTATTGGCAATATAAATAAAGAAATGGCTAATACTCAAAAGAATTTGGAGCGTCAATTAGCTATTACAGAGTTTATTGAAAAGCAATCTTCTATTTTTGGCAGAGCCAGTTTAAAACCAAAAGATCAAGAGGTATTTAATAGACTATTTACTTCTTCTATTAAATCAGAAGAATTAGTTAAAAAATTTACTGGTAAAAATGCTAAAGAAGATTTTGGCAATTTTATTGATTCTTTAAAATCCGAAGCGATTTATGATAAAGATATTATCGGGCCTTATAATTCTCGTTTAGGGACTGAGACGCTTGTAAATAAGGAAAGCGCAGAAAATATAAAAGCGCAGTTAAGGCAAAAAACAATTATCCCAGAAGAAATAATTAATCAGCTTGATAAAGCTTTCGCTGAACTTGATGGTAAAGCATTAGGTTCTTTATTAGACTCTATCAAAAAAGCGGGTATAAGCGTTTTTGATTTTACTGAGAAAACAAAAATTCTTGGAGAAATAGCAGCAGAAAATGCAAAAAGAATCAAAGAAAATGAAGAATCTCTTAAAGCTTTAAATAATCAGTATAATAATATTAATCTTCAAATTTCTAATCAAATTGATATAGAAAAAAATCGCGCTCAAACCATTAGAGAAATAAATAAAATTCAAGCAGAAGGCGTGGTTTCAATCCAAAGAGCTAGAGTTAAAGGTCTTTTAGAATCAGCTACTCCATTTATTAGTGAGTCTTCAAAATCGGACATCCAAAATCAATTAGATCTAAATGAGATAACTTCTAGACAAAATTCTAAAATTCAAGAAGCTTCTAATAAACTTTTAGATTCTTTTTCAAATACAATAATTAAAAAATCAGAAGAAGCTAGATCAAAAGTTGTTCCTGCTATTGAAGGAGCCAAATCTGAAAACGCTATTCAACAAGAAAGATTTGTTTTCCAAAATCAAATTCAAAAACTAACTCCTTTAATTACTCAATCATTAAAAGAAATAACTTCTGGCGGAAACATAGGAGATATTCAAGCAAATTTAATTAAGAGTATAACAGGATTTTCTAAATTCAAGCCTGAAGAAAGAGATGTCCTTATACAGAGTCTTGAAGTGTCTTTTGCAGAATTTAAAAATACTCTTGCTGAAATAAAGGCTCAAGGTGATGTAGATATTCAGATTCAAGAAGCTCAAAGAGAATATCAAAAACAATCACTAGCCTTAAATCAAAGACTTTCTTTTGCTGGTGGCGCACAAGCTTTAAGTTCAACTGGTAAAACAGGGGTTTCTGATCTTTTTGATAATATTTCTGAGTTAGTTTCTGAATTAAGACAAACAAATACTATTGGAAATGCTGCTCAAAAAGGATCTAGTGCTTTTAAATTGCTTGATGTGTTAACAAATCAATTGCAGTTAAATAGAAATATTAATGCTCCAAATCTACCAAATAATTTTATTGGACCAAATATAAGTGGAGAGATGTTTAATAAACAAGTCTCATCTGATTTAACCCCTTTAGCAGCTACAGCAATTGCTGGCAGAGTACAACAAATAAGAGATAGTTTAGATTTAGCTCGTAAAGTTACTGAAATACAAATAGGAAAAACAGCTCAAGGAACTGCTTTAGGTACTGCTTTCGATCAAGCAAAAGAAGGAGCAGTAAGAACTGCTTTAGATCAAATTGCTTCTCAGTTTAAGTTAGAGAATATGGGTAATTATCTTGATGTATTACAACAAGAAGCTAGATTTTTAAATCAATTAACCCAAGATCAAAATTCTATTTTAGAAAGCACATTACCAAAAAGTATAAATGACAATTTTAATACTGTTATTACCCGAGAAGTAGGTACAAAATTAACTACATTAACTACATCATTACAAAATGTTATTAATAAATTAGCTACCGATACAAAGAGAACAAATCTTTTAACTGAAAGATCTAATCTTTTGCCAGTTGCAAGCGTAGGTACTAGAAAAGCTATTTTTGATAGAATAGCTCAATCACAAGATTTAACAGATCTTCCTAAAGGAGTAAAATTTATAGATGATAAAGAAAGAATATCCTCTTTAAAAACAGAAATAAAAGATTTAGAAAGCTATTTAGAAAGTTTGAAGACAGTTGGACAAGCGCAGATACAGCCAATTACTAAAGAATTGCAGAGATATCAACCACAAACAGATATGGATGAAATTTTATCTGGCTTGCAAAGATATCAAACAGAAGAACAGGCAATGCAATCTACTATTCAAAGCGCGAAAATTTCTTCTGAAGCAGAAGCTAAATTAACAGAAGCTAAATCTACTCTACAAAAACTTAGTAAATATGAAGGAAGTGATCCTAAAAAATTAGAATCACTTTTGGAAAGTTTAAAAAGTGAACTAATTAGATTGAACGAACCTACAAAACAAGATTATTTAAATACTACTTATGAAGGACTTGCAAAACAAATTTTTAGAGATTTTAACCAGCAGATGTCTATTGAAGACATAAAATCTTTAAAAGAAAACGCTCGTAAAGAAAGAAATTTAGCGACCGAAAAGCCTTTGATGGATGTAGATGCTAAAGTAGGTACTGGCTCAGGACAAGGTTCAAAAACTTCGACAGATGGTGGTGTAAAACGAGATATTCCTAGCCAATTAAGATTATTAAGAGAAAATTCAGATAGAATTACAAGTTTGCTTGCATTTAGATTACAAAATGACAAAGAACTTATTGACCTTAATGAAAAAGTAAATGCACTTTTAAAAGGTGATGCAGTTGACACAGCCAAAAGAGCAGAATTAATTAAGCTTCAAACTGAATTAAGAGCAAAAACTTTAGAACAAGAAGGTAAAGTCGCAGAAGAGTTATATAATTTATATTATAAAGAGTCATATGGAGAAACTTTCTTTAAGGATGAAAGAGCAGCTTTTGCTAACGCTAAAATCGAAAATGAAGCTCGTCAAGGAAGAGTAGATATTGGAGCCATAACAGAAAAGAATACTACTTACAATAGAGCCGATTTTGCTAGAGACACTGGTCAATTGATCGACACTTTCCAAACTGATTTCAAATCAGGTATTGCTAGTGCATTTGGTGAAGCTATCAAAGGAACTAAAACTCTTAAGGATGCATTTAGAGATATGTTCCAAGGCATCTTAAATAGAATGCTTGATAAGTCTTTAGAGATGGGAGTTGATGCTTTATTTGCTTTTGGTAAAGCTGCAACTGGCAGAAAAGATGGTGGATTAATCAGAGGTTATAATTCTGGAGGTATGGTTGTTGGTGGCTCTGGAATGAAAGATGATGTACCCGCTATGATGAGTGGCGGCGAATACGTTATCAAGAAGTCTTCTGTTAAAAAATACGGTTCTGATTATTTAAGAGCTTTAAATGGAGGTATTGTTCCTAAATATGCAACTGGAGGATTCTCTATAGGCCCATTGCAGAATGAATTCTTATACAATGATCCTGATCGTCCAACTTCTGGAGAGTTTGCTATTGATTCTAGACTATCAGCCGCAGCTTTAACTGACGAGAATAATCCTCAAAATAGATTAAGACAAGATCGTTATGAAAAGCTTGATCAATACTTACAAGACAGATCTCAATACGAGAAAGACAAACAGCAAGCTATTAAAAATTACAAAAATCAAGTAAATAGCACTTTCTATTCAGGTTTAACTGCTGCTGCTGTTCAATTAGGTGCTGCTGGCCTTACGGTTGGAGCAGCTAATATGAGAACTAATGCAGCAACATCTGCTGCAAGAGGTCTAGAACCCGGAGGCAACTTAACTCAAGCTCAATTAAACGCTCAATATGCAAGAAATCTTAGGTCAAATGGTGGTTATATAGCTAGATTTGCTGGCGGTGGATCAACAGGTAAAGATAATATTCCTGCCTTGTTAATGGGCGGCGAATATGTCATGAACAAGAAAGCCGTAGATATGTACGGCAGAGACTTCATGAATCAATTAAATACTGGTACATTGCCTAAGTATGCCAGTGGCGGAATGGTTGGTACAAGCTATACAGCAGGTCAAAATGTACCTGAATCTAGCGTGACCGAACTAGTCGCTGCTCTTAATACATTGAATGAAAACCTTTCCAAGGGCAATGACATCACCCAAGCTGAGTCAGGTAAAATTTCTGCTGCTGGAGCAAATCAAGAATCTGGAATGTCTGTAGTTAATAACATTTCAATTAATGTTGCTCAAAGCGGCGAAGTCACTTCTGAAGCTAATGCTACCACTCAAAATGGCGGCTCCAATACCAACAAAGATCAAAACAGCATTCAAAACAATGCTAAACTTGCTGAACTACTCAGAAGCAAAGTCGTTGAAGTATTGGTCGAGCAGAAGAGACCCGGAGGATTACTTTACGCCAGCAGATAATTCTTTAATCTTAGAATCTATAGTCAGTATAGCCTGATTATAGATTTGCTCTATATTATTATCTTTAGCTAGTGGCAGATTAAGAAAAGGGGTCTTCTCTACCTTTACAATGAATGCTTGATTCAAGTATTCTTTGCCTGTTGGTTTATTTAATGTAATGCGATATCGTTTTATATATACTTCACCTGTCAGGAAGTTGTCTTTAATCTTTTCGTTTAGAATTACAGTGATCGAAGCCTTCTCTCGCTTTACGTCCAATACAGAAAAAAACTTGAGAGCCTTTTTATTGTCTTTGCCTAAAATCAAGCTTACTTTTGCGCCTTTACCAGATCCGCCTTCTAATTCTGCTTCACTAAAATCTTGAGTGAATTTTCCATTGTTAATTAAATTAACTTCAGTAATGCCTCCATTACTATTAACAGCTTTAACTTGGAGAACAGCTTTTTGATTTTTGTCTATAGATGATTCAAAGTAAGAATTTTTACCAATGGTTACATATTCATTTACTTTGTATCCAGATCCAGATTCAGTAATATCATTAATTAATGCTGTATAGTAAGTAGTAAAATAGCAATCAATAGTATCTCCATCTAAGATCAGGTCTCTTACATTGTTGTCAAATTTAATTAATGAACTTGATTCTATAGTAAAAGACTTACTATAGTTAATAACATCAGTTCGAACAACGGAGAATTTATCTTCGTTGCCAATGATTTCTATTTGCTTGCTTGGTTCAATTGTAGACCAGTTTGCTAGATTATTAGAATATATGTATTGGTCGCCAAAAGAAAATAACACATCCGTCATATACTACATTATATTGTCAATTACTGCTTTTACAATAGGATGTTTTGCGCTTTCTGATTCATATCCGCTTATTTTGATCTGTGGATCTGAAATGTAACCGCAACCCAATTTCTCCATTGTTAAAGAAAGTAACTCTCCTTTTGAACCTCTGATAGCGTGAGCAGAAGCAGTTAGACCATAGTTGAATTCAGTTTCTTCAGGAGGAGAGATGGTGACGCAAGGGACAGACTCTGAGCAACCATAACCGGGGTCAATAATTTGTATATCTACTATGTTATAGAAAGCATTAAACTTATGAATCTTTTCGCAGTCATGAACATGGTGCATTTCTGTTCTGCAAGACAACTCTCTTAGAAACTTTTTGTTGTTTTTAATAACTTCTGTTTGCCTATTATTAGGAGTCTCTAAAGAAATAATGAAGTCAATATCAAGCTTCTGTAATAAAGCATTTCTTTTTGCAGTCATTTCTTTGACTTTTTTATCAATAAGATTTTCTTTTTTCCATATGGAGTTTCCGTCAGGAAGAAATTTTCTATACTCTAGTATGCTTTGATCAATATGCTTTTCTAAAGGAACAATGTAATCTACAACTTCATAGTTTATACCTACAAGTTCTAGGCGATCTAAATTTTCCATCAAGTCGAGAGAAGATTGCACATATTTATAACTGCCATTTATAAAATATACGATGTAGTGTTTCATTTTAGTAAGTTATTACTATTGATAGTTCTAATGCTTGGATATGGAAATTATATAAAGGAAATCTATTACCCGATCTTGCAGATAAATGTGCAAAAGCTAAGTTCTTAGCACTCTTAAATTTCCAGAAAGTTGGATTAGTTATTGATGTATTATTACCATAAGAAACAGTATTGGTATAATAATTTGCATAAGGAATATTCTTTAACGTAACCTTAATTACATTATCATCTCCCGGTATTATTTGTGTTTTATCTACTTCACTAGCAACGAAATCTTCTCCAATGAAGCAATATACTTTTATAGCCTTTGTCTTATTAACACTTCCAATTGTAAAGAAAACAGATAAAGATTCGCTTTCTAATACTGGAATTCCAGCATAAAAAGTAGAATTTGGTATGCCCAAACCAAATGAAGCTGCTGTTTGTTGGTTTATAGTATAAACAGTAAAATTGTTTGGTTCTGCATTTATAAGCATCTGAACATTTTTAGTATTAACTCCAAGTTCAGAAAAGTTATTTTCAGGAGTGACATTTATTGTATTAAAAGATGAATTGAGCAATCCATCATTTAATAGAGTATCAAAAACAGTTTTTGCACTTGCTTCTGTATTTGAATTTTGAGCGTTTATAGGAACTGCATAAAAATTTGTATAATCAGGAATTAGACTCTTTATGTTTCCAGTAAACGTGCTGTTGATTAATCTCGTTATAGAGATGTCGAAAAATTCTTCGCTTCCTTCGCCAAAAGAGCTATTTGTTATTTTGCGATTAGCCCTAAAGGCATTAGATGCTACTGATTCTGATTCTACTCCTCTTAATAATTGAGGGGTAAGACTTGTGTTAGCAGCTAAAGCTCTTGTGAAAATCTTATTACCGTTTAGAACATAAGCTCTCTTGCCAGTGGGTATTTTTGGTGATAATGATGCATTTGGTATATTATCTCTATTTTGTAAAGAGAGTTTATAATAAGCCATAGTACCATCTGGATCTGAAGATAATACTCTGTCGTCTTTAGCTCCTATTGCTAGGTTTGCATTTGTAGTAGGCTTATAAATTACACTCCTTCTAGAAATTGCATAAGCTGGTGCAGCAAGCGTATTTACGCTAGTGTCAAATATATTTTCAGTTAGTATAGTCTTATTAATTGTAAAATGAAGATATCTAGTATCAGCATCTTTCAATACAGACTCTAGAGAGAAAGATAATGGAATAGGTGATTCTTGTTTTATAATAATTGGATCACTAATTTGTGCATAAACTTTTCCTACATTATTATCTTTATCAATAAAGCTAGAATAATAATCTAAGATATTTCTTGCTGTTGCTGCATTTGAATTAAATTGCCAAGCAAACATGAATGAATCTACAGCTATCAAATAAGCATTATATTGAGTAGAATCAAATCCTTTACCATTATCATCACTTAAATCATTGAAATTAAATATAGATTGGTTATTTGGTACTGTTATAAAGTGAGAGTCAGTAATTTCTTTTCCGCTAGTGTCATTGACAGAGAATGGACTTCCATCAGAATTATGATTTATTGAATTTGTTCCAAATGCAAATTTGTTTTCGCTAGGCATTAATAGCAAATAAAAATAATTAACAAAAGAGCTTGCTGTGTCTTGCTGAATAGTGAATTTTAATCTATTTGATCCTTGGGTTGTAACAATAGAGTAATCTGCTCTTGTGTCGTTTAAAATTGCATCTAAAAATCCTTTTAAATTAGTATCTTGATTGTCATAAGTCACTAGCAAAAATCCATTTACATTCTTAAAATCATTAGAAGTAGATCTCATTCCAGCTTCCGTGAATGTTCTCTTGTCTATCGCTAAAGAGAAGTCTCTATATTTAGCAAAAACATTTGAAGTCTTATAGTTGTATGTATTATCGTTAGTGTTATCTTCATCAAATGTTAAATAATCTTGCCAGTTTGAAACATTAAGATACTTGCTATAACTAGTGATAAAAGCTTCTTTTGTATTTACTTTTTCGGGTATTATTACTATTGAATAAGGATAATCAAGATTATTGAATTTGTTTGGATTTTTTATGAACTGCAAAGGTAGGTTAAATGATAAAGATTCTGAAGGTTTAATGGATTGAACTTGAGAAGGTATGGCTGGTTGAAAGTATTGTCCCTTTGTTAAATCAATTGGAGAAGTAAAAGCGTAAACTTTATTGTTTAAAGTGATTGATGAATTTGTGTTTACATCATCATAAGTAATTGGAACAACTGGAGATACGAATAACTCGCTTGAATTTTGAGAGTTTAAAGCTTCAACATAAGTTAATGGAGAGCTATTGTTAATATTTGCGCCGTAGATTCTTATAGATCCTTTTATATTACTCTTGTCCACAACAGTACTTATATAAGATTCATAAATATCAATTGGAACAAATTTAAAATCACTAGAGCTATTTGGATTAAATTCTGATCCATAAAAGGCTTTATTAAATATCTTGAAGCCTATTGTAGTGTCTTTTATAGAAGAGTCGTAAAAGATTTCAATCAATACCTTGCTTTGATCTACTACTCCATTAGCCTCTGCAACGCCAAGAGTAAATAATGCTCTTGAAGGGGCGGAAGCTTCTGGTGCTGGTGGTTTTGCTGGCGTGATATTTAATCCAGATTCTATTTGAGCATACTTTAAGTGATACATCTGCGAGCCAATTACTGTATAATTACTTCCTTCTGTAGACTCTTGTATTCTAAATACTCTATAGAAATCATAATCACTATCCGTAGATCCATTAAGATTTCCAGAGTTTTCTAAAGCCCAAGTTATTGACTTTGGAGACATTCCTGATGCTCCTGTAAAGTAAGACAAACCAGTTACATTTAACGTAGAAGCTATTACTGGGGCTAGTCCAGTAATTCTAATTGAATCATAATATTGACCAGTAATTAAGTTGCCGCTTCCTACTATGAATGAATTAGTAAGAGGCTTTCTATAATCATTATAATCAAGGTTACTGGTAACGATACTGTTTCCTGCTGCGTCTTTAAAACTAGGATCTAGATTATACTTGGGAGAAAGTATGGTTAGCTTATAATTTTGATTTCCAGAAAAGTTAAAATCAAGTTTTCTATCTAGAGTTAGTATTCCAGTAGTTACATTTGTGTCTCCAGAGATGTTAATATTATTTAATCTTCCGCCTACTGTTTTATATTTTCTATTATAATCGTAGACTTTAATTACATCTCCGGGTTTTAAGTATACGCATTCTGGGCCAGCTTCAAAAGAAACTGTTTCTGTTTCATTGTATTCTGAAGCTAATAACCATCTGCCAAGTCTTTGAGCTTGGCCTCTGCTTGTGCATCCAAAGGCAGTTAATTCGGTTTCTTTAAAACCAAATTTTCTAACAGCCTCGATATTTTCTACATATTCTACTGCTGGTTTATAAAAATTATTCTTATCAATATATCTAATATAGACCACAGAATTTCTGTCTTTTAATGATGTAGATTCGTAAGTAAAATTACCATCAGATACATTTGAATTAGTGAAAGAATAAATAGGGGTATCTTCTGGCATATCATTTATGGCGTAAATGAATCCATTTGAATAATAGAACATTCCTCTAAATACAGAAGCCATATCAGACAATACTTTAAGAGCATCATCTTGCGTTTGTAAATAAACGTTACATGTAAATCTTGGTTCTACTCCTCCAAATCCATCTGAGACAAGTTCATCGCAATATTTAGCTATTTGATAAAGAGACCATTTGTCTACGTCATTTTCTGTAACATAGTTACCTACTCCATATCTCTTATTTGTTAAAAGATCATAGAAACACCAAGCTGGATTATCTGTCCATTCTTTTTCAGTTTTAAATTCTCCATCCCAATAATCATTTGATGTAGAATAAGGCAATACTCCTGCTACGTCATAAACAGTAGTTTTTCTAGAAAGACCTTCTGAGAAAAGATTTCTCGCAAATGATTTAGCCAAAGAAAGCCTGTCGAAATCAATTTGATTTACTCTAATAGAATCAGCATAACCTTGTATTTTGCCACCGAAGCCAGCGGGTGATGTAAAGATTTCTATTTGATTATTATTAGTTATAAAATAAGAAGGAATGAAAGGACCAGTTTTTGTATTTACTGCGTCGTAAATTTGTCCAGCAGCAAGAGGGATAAGCACTTTAACTTCACTCTGAGAAGAACTTAAGCTTACTGAAGTAGAAGATCCATCGAATGTTTTATGATATTCTAGTTTGTTATAAGCATTTAAGGCTGCTTGAGTAAGTGAAGCTACTTGCGCTCTTTGATTTATTTCATTTTGCCAATTAGCGTCTGTAGTAGGTCTGTATAAAGCTCCAACACAAAGAGTTTGATAAGCATCATAATTTGAAATATTTATATTACATTGAATTTGCTTTTCTAGGTTAACTAGAACATCTATCTCTGCATTTAATATGTCTGGGAAGTATTCTTTAGTAAGCCTTCTTTCAATAGCGGGGGCATAAATTGGAGTTTTTCCTGCGACACCTGTAGTAACCTGACCTTGATTAAAATTACAGTATATATATTTATAACAAGTTTCTGGTAAGTTGTTAATATCACTACTATAAGAAGTATCTTCTTTAAAACTTACTGCTTTTACTAAATAAAAATCTTTTAGTTCTTGTGCTAACGCTCTTTCGTTTCCATCTGTTGTCGTCCTTCTAACCGTTATATAGTCATTAGTCCAAGTTTTATCTGATATATTTATGTTAGTTACTCTACTTGCGTTTGTGGTGTACGATATACTTGGTTTTACTACTTTTGGAAGTATATAGAAACTAATTCTTGTAAAATTCGCTTTAAGTTTAGTCGTAGAATATTTCGTTGACTCTAAGGCTTTTGTAATGGTATAATTTTTGCTTTCATTTGGAGAAATAACTGTAAGTATCAAGCTTACGTTTTCTCCAGATATCGTCATGGAAAGATTAAACTGATTGCTTCTATGGATTAGAGTATAGTTTCCGTTTCCAATACTGCTTCCTAATTTAATAAAGAAGTCGCAATAAAAACTACAAAATCCTTGGTCTTTTAAAGAAAAATTATTCGGGCCATTTCCTTTCCAATATCTTTGTGGTATTAAATCCCATTCATAATAGTTGTTTTGAGCTAAATTTCCTCCTGTATAATTATAAGCCTTTGTTCTTTGACCATTAGCGCATAAAGTTTTTAATGGCATTTTTATATAAGTGTCTGACTGCACGTTGAGAACGTTTGTACTATAAGAGCCTACAATAGAACTAACGGTTGTTACGTTATTTCTGGTTACGTTCCATTTATTGTTAAGCCAGTTTCTTATTTTAATACCATCTGATTTTGATAGAGCTTTATTATATACTAGTATTTCAAATACAGTACATTTGCTTGAAGTTGGTGTAGAATAATTAATAGCTAAACCTTTTGGAGCATCTACTCTATAATATGGTCTTACAAAGTAATTAGTATTTTGCCAAAATATATTTACATCTTTTAGATTGTTTACGCTTGCTCCTACTATATATGTATTTGTATCGTTAGAAGTATTCCAATAATTAGAACGATTATATGGATAAAAATTAGGATTCATGACTCCATATATTTGCGCTCCTATTATAAAAGTACTATTAAATTTAGCGTCAAATCCTAAAACAAAAGAATCTGCTGAAGTAGAAGAAGAAAGTATTCTATTTCTTTCTGTGTTAGTTGCGGTATCGTCCCATTTACAGACAGCAAATACAGTATAATTATTACTAGCATCAGCTAATGGAGTTGCTTCAACTTGATAAACAAATTTTGCTTTTTGAGTAGTTGTAAATGAAACACCATAGCTTCCATTTGGACTTTGTTCTGAATATGATGACCCATATGTTGGCCTCTCAGCACTTCCATTTGGAGATGCATAAGTTCCGTTTCCTAAAACGCATTTTATAGTTGATCCAGCTACAGTATTGGGCCAATTAGTCACTGCTCCTGCTGAAGTAGTAGTTAAAGAAGGGTTGCTTGCATCAAATTGAGCAATTAATCCATCTGTAATTGGAGGATTAACATTGTCTGAATTTGTATATACATTGTTTTCTCCAACAAAGAAATCTGTTGTGATTACTTTATCAGTTTTAGCGAATGAATTAGTAGCTGTAATTGAAAGTGGAGTTGTATTTCCATAGGTTTTTGTTATTGGATCATAATTAGCAGGAACCTTAACCTTTAATAATTTGACATCATAAGATCTTTCTGGAATCTTTGAGAAATACGCAGCGTTAAACTTAGAAGTTACAATAGCGGAATTTGTATATCTAAACGAAGAAGAATATATTTCAGTAATACTTTCTAAACTTATGAAAGAAGCTCTTGAAGAATAAGTGTCTTCTGGGGTGATCTTTAATACTGAAATATCCCAACCTAACCAATTTTCATTTTCATTCAATGAGAGAAAGTTGGAAGAGGTATCAAAAATAATTTGTTTAGAATATCCTTGAGTAATTTTTCCTTTTGATTCTAGTTCAAATATTTGAGGGAAAGTGTCCACTGTGACAGCTAAGTCTTTAGAATCATCAATTACTTTGGCTTTATCTGAAATTAGATCAAGTACTGCGGAGTTGCCATTGTAGCCTTCTTTGTAAATTGGCGAAATTCTTATTCTTATTTTAAAGTTGTGACGAATTACAGAACCCACACCAGCATCTAATGTTTGTCCATTCGTTAATTCAGTATCTCTACTTGTTGGATCTAATGTGAATGTAGCACTGCTTACGTTTGCGCTTGTTACTCCTTCTATTTTTAAACCTCTTTCTGATATTGCTTTTAAATCTTGATATTTTAAGCTGATATAAAGAGAAGAAACTCTAAAATTAAGAGAAATCTTTTTGCATTCTCTGTTTAAAATGCGATAAGTCCTCTGATAATCTAACACTTCGTCTTCGGTTGCGGCTAGTAGATTTGGTCCTCTGAGCCTCTCTCCTATTGAACGGATGTAAGAAACATTGTCGAACTCTCCTCCTGACGAACTTCCTTCTGGAGTTCCATTAGTTGTTTGGATGTTTATTTGTTGGAAATTATATTTATCTTGGCTATCTAAAAGAGGGGTTTGATTCCATTGAACTGATCTTAAATATTTTGATTCTCCATCGCTGCCCACAACTGATGGGTATTCATTATAAGTGACTTTTTTAAATCCTAGGTCTCCAACTTGCCCTGAAAAACTATATTGCCCCTCAAGAAGACCTCCAATTGGTCCTTCTGACAAAAGATCTTTTACTTTGGCAAATTGATATACGTTATAAGTAAGTCCATCATATACAAATCCCTCGACATCTTCATATGCAGCAGTTGGCGTTGGAGCTACGCTTGCTCCACCTCCACCAAAACCTTTTATGTATTTAAAATCTTCAAGATTGTTCATTTTATATATTATTTATTTGGTCTTTTACGTCTGCTGCTGTTGATTTATTATCTAGCTCAATATTATTGACAGATACCTCAACTGTCTGAGATCCTATTTTCATTCTACCATAACCAATTGGAACAGGACCACCTTCTCCAAGAATGTTAGAAGGTCCGTCAAATAAGTAGTTTGGCTTGCTGCCATCTTCTTGGATTTTTCTAAAATCATCAAATTTTGGAGGCGACATCATTAACAATGTAATACCTGTTACAGCTAATCCTATACCTGCTCCAATTAATGCTCCTGATAAAGTCGCACTTGCTGTAGCAGATAGCCCAAGCCCAAACCCAACTGGCGCAAAAACGCCTGTGGCTATTAGCAAAACGCCAAGAACTAAAGCTAAGACTCCTTTGGTCGTATTGTTTCCGCCTCCTCCACCAGCACCCCTAATAATTGGAACGATATCTAAGGTTTCTAGCTTTTCGTTAATCATTACTAATTCAGAATTGAGAATAGAATCTGGTTTTTCTAGAGAAATGCTTTCTGGATTCATTATTTCTCTCTTATTAACAAGCACTTTATACTCTACGCTTTTTTCTGCTGCTCCTATTAGATATTTTAGGAGTTTGCCTTTAGATAAGACTTGAATAGCTCGCAATGCTTCCTTTATGGAATTTACTTTTAAATTCCAATTTTCTCTTCCCACTTGCTCTGCTATTTCTCCGTGTAAGGTAATGCTAGTCATAAAGGTGATGTCTCATTATATAAATTACCCATTTTTTGTATTGGTTAGAAAGCTTTTCGGTAAGAGAACGCTTATTTCCGGGGTGATGTAAAATAGTATCTTCTCCAAGATAAACAGCGCAATGGATAGGAAAATTATAACCTCTTGTTCTCATTATTAGAACATCGTTCTTTTTAAAATTAGAAACTTCTCTAAAACCGTTGTACTCAAAATATCTCTTTAAATAATTATCTTTTTCCTTTAATGCGGCTTCTTCGTCTGTGAATCTTTTAGTTACTATATCATTATACTCTTGCTCAGATACAGATTCTTTTAGAACCTCTAACTCTGGGCATAAATGAATATTTAAATCATGACAGAAATAATCTTTTACTAACCAAAGGCAATCAGCAAAACCTAAAAGAAAAGGTCTGTCTGTATATTGAATTTTATATCCATTTGGATAATAGATGTGAAAAACTCCACTCTGTTTATTATAAACTATACATGGTAAGCCTAGCCTTTCAGAAACAATTTCGTCTGCATTTGAAATAGCATCAAAATCTATATGAGAATGATAATAAGCCGCAAAATTAGATTGGCTATAAATATCCATCGCAAATTCAGTAGCTGAATTAATGAGGTTATCTTTCTTTTGTACCTCTAGTCCATTATCTGTATGTACTAAAACGCCGCATACTTCATTATTAGAAGTATTAGCGTGTTCTATGATTTTATTTTTAAGCTCTTCTGTTAACATAATTGTTTACTCCTTGCAAAACAATAGATCCTTCTCTTCTCTGCGTCTGTTAGTTTTTCTATTATTGACTTTTTATTTCTTGGTTGGTGCAAAATATAACCTTGTTCAAGGTAAATGCCAAAATGAGAAGGATAGTTATCTAAATACTTGAACACAATAATATCATGTTTTTTAGCGTTTTCTATACCTTCTATTTTGATAAAGTTTTCTTTTTCAAAGAATTTGTCAAAGTTCTCTGAATCACAAAACTCTGTTAGTTTATTTTTAACAAAATCTGCGTAGTTTTTATCCCAATCTACCCCTCTTTCGTAATGGAAAATCTTAATGCCAAATTCTTCATTATAATAATTCTCTACTATTGATAAACAGTCAGATTGATTAATAACAAAGTTTTTGTTTATGTATTTATTATAGTAATTTTCAGGAGAATACTCTTCAAAAGAATCTCTTTTTAGTATATAAACGATATTCTTTAGTTTTAAATTAGAACTAATTTGCTTGTCTAGTTCAGAAAAAGAATTGTCTTGAATACAGTGAGAATGATAAATGCCAGCCACTTTGCCATTCATTGAGGCTTTGAGGTAGTCCATTTGGCATACAACGAATTCATTTTCTTTATCTTGAGCAGCATTCCTGCATGGAAATGCTTCTAGGATATTTTTTCTATTTAGAACTAAAAGACCGCAGCATTCTTCAGGATTTTCCTTTAGCGCGTGTTCTTTTATTTTTGCTTTTATTTCATCCGAAACCATTACAATGCTCCTCTATTGTAATTAGATACTCCGTAGAATCCACCAAAAGGTAAAGCGTTTTCTCCAAATCTTATTTTACAACCTTTTATACTCTTAGAGCATTGGTCAGCTATCCAATATTCTCCATTTGGAGGAGGGATATTCATGGGAACGTTTGTCTTGGCAACGAAATAGAAATTAATGTTTTTCTTATTAATAACTACTACATCGCCTTTGTTATAAGTTGTTGAGAGTTTCCAAGATTCTATTTTATTAGTTCCTACTGTTGTGCCAGAAAAGATTGGCATCTTTGAGATTATTTGATCATCTTCAGTGGCGCAAACAGGAGCTTTTTCTCCAGTAGAATCACTTTTATTTGGTATTGGGGTTATAGTGCCATGAGTATCTTCAGTTAGTTTTTCTTTATATTCATAGAGACAACCTTCTCCTCTATATTGCCAAGGACAAATATAACTTAATACTCTTCGTTTAGGGAGTTTAGCTCTGTCTAGATCTATAGCACTTGATAGTTCAAATTGAATACTATTTTTGTTTTCAGAAGATTTTCTGTCAAAATAATAAATATCTCTAGGAAACTCGCAATTAGGATCAGGGTCAAATCCTTCTGGTATTATAAGTTTATCTGGCGATAGAGGAGAGGTTCCATCATTTTGATAGAAATTTGATCTGTCAAGGAATTTAGCAAATGTTCTAATTCTGGTAAACTTAGCCCCAATTAAATCTCCGAAGTTAACAGTTCCTCTAAAGAGGCTAAACACATCAAGCATATCATCAGAAAAGCTAATCTGAATTTTAGGTTTAGGAAATACGCCTCTTGAAGCTATTTCAAAACCTTCTGTGGAAAGCGGAGCAGGTAGATACGCATTACCTTTCCAATAAATAATATTCCTTCCAAGTTTTAAATTGTTGTGGAGGCGAATTACCCTATAATTAAAAACACCAGTTTCTGCTCCCGGCAATGATATTTGAAAATTCTTAATGTTAACTACGAACTGAGAAGAAGTATCAAATCCAATTTCAGTTAAGTCTACTTCAAATAAAGAAATTATCGAAGAAGGCTCAAGAGAAAAGAACTCTCTATTTACTTTTAAAGATGAATCTTTATCTTGTTGAGTAGCCATAATATTATGCTGGTACTTCTTCGAAAGTAGCCTTTATAGAGAAGTTATTAAAAAATGGGTTAGCTGAACTCCATCTTCTGCAAACAAACAACTTAGCATCTGTTGGAGCAACTGAATAAGGCGCAGATGGGTAATAAATAAAAGCTGTTTTTGCAGATCTAGCACTTAAAAAGTGCAGTATCGCAGTACATTCATCCAGAGTTAATCCATCAAAATTCAAATCAAAATTAAGAAGATTAAAGTTAATTTGATCGCTGACTCTTTTTTCATACCCATCTCCGTATTTTATTACGTTAACCTTGGGATCAAAATTCGCTTGAGTTTGATAAGAAGGCTTCCAAATAAATAAAGGGTAGTCTTTTTTAACAACTGGATGTTGAAAATATCCTCCCCAATAAGTATCCGCATTAGACACTACGTTAGAATAGACTGGGGGATTATTTGCAAGTACGGCGGCTTTGGCATAATAGTATCGATTATCTGTATATACGATAATATCATGCTTATTATAAGCAACAGAGTTGCTCCATGCACTAATGTTAAAAATTGAACTAGACATACCTTTTACCTTTTACCAACTTATTATTACACTTTTTTGTGTAAATAATAAAATAAGATGGCATTATCTCGACTAAATAAGCAGAACTTGGATTTTTACTTGAATCAAAGCCAAGTTCATGGCGTTCAGGACATTCAGGCTTCCTACCAAATGCCAGTTCAACATACCAAATACCTTGGTATGAATAGCAGCTTTTATGCTCCAGAAGGAGCAAAGACGGCTACTTTATCTGTAACTAGTTTGCTGACAACATCTAATGACTTTTTTAGCTGCACGGGAGAAGCTGGAAATTATGGCTTCGTAACTAAAAAAGCTAACCCTAGTTCCAATATCTTATTTGGATTTCAAAGTGGATATTTAACTTCTTATACTTGTGGTGCCCAAATCGGAGAAATACCTACTGTTAGGGCTGATTTTCAAATTTTTAACGATGCTGGTTCCATCTCTTCAGCGGGTTCTTTTAATCAAACTAGCTCAACAGCTTTGGTGAATTCTAATACTATTGATATAGGTATAAATGATTTTATAACAAATAGAGTCAACTCTTTCAACTTAAATATTGCGGTCAATAGAAATCCCACATATTACCTAGGGTCTTCAACTCCTTTTTCTGTTAAAAGCATTTATCCTCTTGAAGTAAGTTGCGATTTTAATATAGCTCAAGACAGTTATGTTCTTCAAAAACTGTCTGATTTGTCTTTTAACTTGAAGAATATCGGTAATTTTTACATTAACACTAAAGATTTTAATGGAAATTCAGTAAATTTTAATTTTGGAAATTCGTTATGTTATTTCATTGACGTTTCCGAAGACTTCTCCGCTAGTGTAAATTCTCCTGTAGGAATAACGGTAAGGTATAGGGGTTATCTGAAATAAGGAAAAAGGATGAAATATTTTAATGAGTGTGAGGTAGTATTTAATTCGCGCTTTGGGTCAGGAGTTGTTCTGGCTCAAAATGCGTCTATTGGAGTTAATAGGAGTATAAATTCTACTTATGTAATCGGAAGACAGAACTCATCTCAAATGTTTAAAACTAAAGCAGATGAGACTAACATAGACTTTACTTATTTTCCGAATATCTCAGATCCTATCTACAAAGCTTTTGATTATATAAAGACGGGCGTATTTTCAAATAGCTTTCCAGAAACAAATATTCCTGTTCAAGTAGTATTAGCAGGAGTAACTGGTTCTTTTTATCCATCTAGATATTCATTAACAGTAAATCCTAACTCAAGAATACAGGCTTCTGTTTCTTTGTCTAGTTTTTCTAATCTTTCTGGAAGTCTCAATGACAAAGCTTCCGTCAATAATTTAGCAAGTGGATCTGGAATAGCTCATTCGTGGAATGCTAAGGTTTCAGGGACAGCCGCCGCCTATAATGTTTTAGACTTCAACTACGGCATTTCCATCAACTGGAACCCAATCTATTCAGTTGGTCAGCAAAGGCCAAGACAAGTTGATTTATCTGCTGGAGAAGAGACCTTTGATTTTACTGTAGAAAATTTTAATTCAAACTTCTCTAACACAGACTTATCAACAGCAGAAAATGCAAAGATAAATATCACTACTTTTGGTAATCAGTCAATAATGATTATCAATACTTCAGGAAGTAAGATAGACTCTTCCAATATGTCAATTAATATTGACGATTTCGCTAAAAATAAAATATCATTAAAAAGGAGTTTCTAAATGTTTTTCAACTATAAAAATTGTACATTTAAGCTAAGTGGCGTAGACATTCTAGCCACTAATGTGAATATGTCTCTTGATTCAAGCAATACTCCTGTTTATAATGAAGAATTTAAAAAGAACTCTTATAGTTACGCTCCAGAAGATACAGTAGATACAAGTTTTTCTATTTCTTATTACTTAACAGGAAAAGACTTTGTTAAGGAATATCTTTTAGGAGCAAATTCTGAGCAAGGCGTATCTGGTAATTTTTGTGGCTTATATTTTCAAAATGGTTATGTTACAAACTATTCAATAAAAGGATCTCCAGATTCTTTAGCTAAAGTAGATCTTGAGCTTAAAGTTTTTGAGACATTAAAGGGTTCTTTTTCTCCAACTACTCCATCTAATTTACCAGAAATTACACCTTTAAATTTCTCGAATTTTTATTTATCTGGGAATCTAGATGGTGCTGCTTTTGATTCTAATACATATAACTTTACAAATTTTAGTTATCAATATCAAAGAGAAGTTCAGAAATACAATAAAGAAGGAGCTTTAACTTTTGATCAAAGCGGCAGAGCTTATCTAGGAAAAAGATCTCAATCAGTTTCTTTTGAAATAGATAACTTTAATGTTTCTCTACCGTATTCAGGAGTTCCTTGTGATTTTTATATTTCACTACAAACAGGAGCGGCTCCCCTTGATACGTTATCTTTTGCAGGAATAATTTCTTCTAAGAGATCTTCTGTTGAATCTCAAGGCTACATAAGATCTGAGTTTTCATTAAAGCAAGACTTTTCTCATTTTAGACCAGCGATAACTGACTTTACTCCAAGAGTTATTTTGCCCGGAGCCACTGTTACTATAAATGGTAGTAACTTTATAAATGTTAAAAGAATTCTTTTTGGTAACACAGAAGCTTCTTCATTTACGCCAGTTTCTAATTCTTTATTGACGGCAATTGCGCCAACAACACTAAAAGGTGCTGCTGCCATTTTCATAGAAACAGAGGAGACGACTTCTTCTTCTATTTTTAACTTTAAAACAAGTGTATCTGTTAATGATATAAGACTATCTACTGAGTTCCAAGGATTATAATATGCCAAGCTACAATACAGGTTTAATCAATCAAAAGATGCGCGTCACGGGCGCGGGTCTTTATGCGGTAAGCGGCTTGCAGCTTCCCGGTGCTGGTTTTATTGATTTTTCTTATTACGATGCTTCTCCAGAGTATATAGAGTTTAACGTTCCAGAGAATATAGTATTAGGAAAAGCTAATTTTTACTTTATTACTGGAAGAGAATTATCTTCTCCAATGTATGTTAGTGGAGTTGATTTTTATCCAATTCCAAGATTAGACGCTGTAATTCCACAAACTCAAGAGGTAGGAGAGTTTGTAGCAGTTAGCGGAAAATCTTTAAGCGGAGTCCAATATGTATCATTCAACAACATTACTGGAACAAACGTCTCTTACCAAGCGGATAGCGGAGTACTATTAGTTAAAGTTCCAAGTGGATACACAACGGGTCCAATTAGAATTAGCGGATATAACGATACAGGAATACTTTCTGTAAGTAGTGACTTTAACTTTTTTGGAAGAATTCTAATAAGTGGATTTAGCGATAATATTCCATACGAAGGAGATTTGTTAAAGATTTCGGGCAAGAACTTTAACTTATCTTATGTAAATGAAAGCTATTTCCCTGTTAATTTTACAACATCTGTAGACAACCAATTAACTGGATTTGTCACTGCGAGATTCACTGGCCTTGGCGATATAATTTCAGGCATAGTTCCTCAAAATGCAAATCAAGGATTTGTAACAATAAATTCTAAAGACAATACTTCTTTTGCTTCTAAAACACAAATTACAGTATTAAGGTCTCCTCAAGTATTTAATGCTTTGAATTTTTACTTAAATTCTGGAGAATCTAATATTGCTATTGGTAGAAATTTTAATTATGCGACTGGTATTGTTTTAAGTGGATTAAATTATAGACAACCAAAATCAATATTAAACAGCGGAGTCAGAAGTTCTAATATAGGTCTATTTGGTAATTCTTTATTATTCAGCGGCAGTTCTTATTTGAAAATCCCATCTCCTTCTGGTGGAGATTTCCAATTTGGAGTTGATCCTTTTACTATTGAATTTTCAGTTAATCCATTGCCATACACCTCAACTCCCAGAATTGATATGTTCCAAGATCAGGGCTGGGATGGAAATGGATTTTATTTTTACAAAGCCGCTGGAAGCACTAATTGGACTTTTTACGCTAGTAATGTTGCTAAAGCAAATATTGCGACCTCTTTGATTCCAGCAAATCAATGGACAAAAGTAATTATTTCTAGAACCTCTGCAAATGGAGATACTTTTGTAGCAATAAGTGGAACCGCTAGACAATCTTATTCTACTGTTTCCGTTGGAACTCCTTATCCAATAACAGCAGGAAGTGGTTTATTTATTGGAACTCATAATACTGGATCTTACGGACTTTATGGAGTTAATCCATTTTCTGGATATATTGAAGATTTTAGAATTGTTAAGGGCGCGGGATTATACAGCAGTATTAATCAATTAGTAACTGAATCTGGATTATTTGATGTTCCTAATACAGTTTTGTTGCTACAAGGGAATTATTCAGATTATGATTATAGAGCAGATAGGACACAAGTATCAAAGATAAGAGATATTTCTGGTTATGTAGAAGATTACAACTATGGTATTTATAACAAGATAGTACCAATATCTTCCTTTGTAAAAAACTCTGCTAACACAAGCTTAACCTTTACTGGAACAAATGCTGATGCTGGTTGTTATGATATTACTATAAAAAATTCTGGAGGAAGAGACTTCTTGTTTAAGAATTTTGAAGTTATCAAAGGTCCTCCAGTAATTAAAAATATATCTACTTTTGAAAATTATATTGGCGGATTTCTTGAGGTCTTGGGTCATAACATTTATCCAGATTCTCAATTCTTATTTCAAGATACTGGTAACGCTGATTCAATTGTTGAAGCAACAGAAAATGCAAACAGCTATTCTTATCAATCCACCTTTAGAACTCAAAAGAATATTTCTTTCTCAAGTTCAGTACAAATAAGCAACAACACTTCTAAATATGATGACAGGAGCTTGCTATTTTCTGGAAGCCCCGGTCCTTATATTAATTTTTCGATTACTGGCCGTTCACCAAACGTGCCTTTAAGTTATGGAAATAGTTTCGCTTTTGAATTAGATTTCAAGCCATTGACGAGCTTCTCTGCTTCTGATAAAAAATTCTTAATCGGTAGCCAAGCTGGGTTGAATGTATTCGTTACTTCAAATTATCTAGTTGTTTCTGGTATTGACTGGAATGGTTTTAACTCTGTTTTCTCTGGACAAATAAATAGCAATCAGTGGAATCATTTATCAATCAGCAAGAGTTATAAAAATTCTAACACAATAACTGGCAAAATACTATTAAATGGATCTCCAATAAGTTTAGCTGGAACAAATTATACTTTAGACTTTGCAACTTCAAATTTAGATTTCAGTTTAAATTCTGATAAGAGTTTACTTAATCCAACTTTTAATATTTACATAGGAAGAGATTACGCCAATACTTCTTCTAGTTATTGGAGTGGATATATAGACGAGGTAAGAATAGTTAGAGAAAATCCTTATGAGTATTCTAATTATACTCCAATTAGAAGGGCAAGGAATAATGCAAACACAGAGATATTAATTCATGCTAATGCTGGTCTTATAGATGATAATATTAGATCTTTCGGCTATCTAAGCCTTAATACTCCTAACCTTACAGACATCAGAAAATCAAACATTGTATTAGACAATACAAATTCAAGACTAGTTGAAACATTTGATAAAACTTTTACTTTCTTAAAGACTCCAACTATTACAGGTATTTATCCAGATCTATTAGTTCAAGGCGGACAAGGAACTGGTTATGGAAGTGATTTATACTATGTAGGATCTATTGATATTGGAGGATACAATGTTAATAATTATAATATAACTCAAAATGGTTCTGAATTTGATCAGAAATTAGTGTTTACAGTTCCTGATTTTGCTCAAAGCGGAGACGCTTTAAATATTAATTCAAACTATTACAAATACACTTATCCAAGCGGGTTGTCTATAAAGAGCGGAACTCTCGTAGTTGATGGATTTTCTCCAACCACTGGAGCTACCAATACGCTAATTACTCTATCTGGTAAATTCCTAAATACCGTTACTTCTATAGAATTAGGAAGACAAGATGGAGCTTATAAAGTAATTACAGCTTTTAGAAGACAAAGCATTAGCGGATTAAGTTTCTATATACCTCAAGTATATGATATAGCTGATGGTCCAATTGTTGTGAACGGAAGCTCAAGGGTTACAACTACAGATTCATTAATTTTCGTTAATCCCATTATTTCTAAAATTATTCCAAACTCTGCTTACTTTAATGATTCTATAACTTTATCTGGAAGTAATTTAAATGCTCTTGATTTCTATGGTATTGGATTTAATAATGAAATAATAAAATACCCTCATGTTATACCTCCTACTTCTACTGGAGCCTTAGTAAGAGTACCAAGAGAAGTAAAGAAGGGTAGTTTTAGGTTTTTTAATTCTGGCACCACTGCTGAAATCAAAGGCTTCTCTCCTTCGTTTAATCCAAGTACAACAATTTCTGGATCAAATGCAGAGATTTATAGAACAAGAGATGGCATACGAATTACAGGAATCAATGCTCACAATTTCCAAACAAGAGATTTATACATTAGTGGATTCAATAACTTAACTAATAAAACAGGCCAATATTTAATTTCTCAAGCAATGTCGGTTGTTGATATTTCAACTGTCTCTGGAATGGCGCAGCCATATACGGGATATGTTGTTCTATCTGGAAATTTAAACATCATATCGGACGTTTCTTCTCAAATAACAGATTTAGATTTATTAATCAGCGGTTCAGATGCGGTTGGTATTGGAACTACTGCGGGTTCAAATAGTTATATTACTTTGGATGGATTTATTGGAAGTGGTCAAATTTTCTTCCAAAGAAATAGCTTCGATGCAGATAATCTATATAAAACAATTACAATAAAACCTCCAGTTATTTCCGCTTCTCCTTTAAATGTCTTAACTGGAACATATAGATCTCTAATAACTTTAACTGGTGAAAATCTTAACTATGTAACAGGAATTAGATTTGATGGAGCCAGTACTCTCATAAGAAGTGCTTCTGGTGCAATTCCTACATCATTTGATTATTTAAAGGCAAACTTTTCATCTGGAATATCGGTAGTAACTGATGCAAGGGATTTAAATAGTAGTGTTATTTATAAAGATTATAATAAGTTAAGATTTTATCCTCCATCAATGGCAGGAAGAGGCTTGCACGGTAAAGATGTGGAAGATGTAAGGCCAATTTCTGGAGTATTTTATCTACAAACTTATTTAGCAGAAGAGTATCGTGTAACTGGTAATTTTAATTATATTCCTTTTATATCAATCAATGATGCTTACTTAAACAATAATTTATCTTATAGATTAGATGGCACTACTCAAGTTAGTGGTTGGGATGGATCTGTTATTTCATTCAATGGAGAAGGAATTAGATATCTAACAGGAGTAGACTTCTTTAGTAAGGCAAATGGACAAATAGTAGAGAGCCTCTCTTCTTCGTTCCAATTTAATAAAAAGAGAGCAAGAATAGATTTTTATAATGCTCCCGGCGGAAGTATTACAGGATATTCTATTATTAGTGGAGGCGCAGGATATACAATTTCTTCTGTGGGAATGAGTCTCGCTACTAGTGCAGGTGGAACCCCAACTATAAATGCCATAGTTTCTTTTATGCCTCCTTATGTAGGTCAAGTTACAGGAGTTTCAATAGTATCTAACGCAACTGCCCCAACTCAAGATTTTTGGATTGGAAGTAATGCCACTGTTCCTTTGCCAAGTTCTGGGTTTATACCAAGAAATCCTAACTTGCTTCTTTTTTCTGGAGATAATTTTGCTACACAAAGTGGAGATGGATCTAAATACTATGCATATTTTACTAATTCAACAACATTCCCATTAGACAATGGGTTCGTAGTTGGTGAAAAATTAGATATGAAGCTTTATAATTATGGAGCCATATTTGAAACAACAGAACAGCCATTTTTAACAATACAAAATCCAAATAACTTTGCAAGAATAGCAGACATTATCTTAACTGGAAATCAATACGTTGGAGAAAATAACTTAACAGTTAGATATGATCAAATTTATTCTAATGATGATGCTGACTTCAGTAGTTTAGATGTACAACTAAAAACCTCAATCCTTTATCCCACTGGGTATAACGGAAAGAGGTTTATGCTTACTACAACTAAGCCTTCCAAAAATGGAAGATATTTGAGAGTAGATTTTTCTACAAAAATCCCAGAAACAGGAGATTATGTAAACATAAATGATCCAATTGATTCTAGATATTTGAAACTAAGAATTGAAACTATTAATTCTGAAGCTTCATTATTTAAAGGATTGGGAACTTCCAGTTCTTTAAATAAAGTGTTTGCTGGATCTGTTGGAGCAGGTTCTAGCTCACCCGGAATAGGTACATCCTGATCATTTAGCTTTTTGAATTCTTTCGATTAATTCAAAAATTTTAATCTTTGGAATGTCAGCTATTGACATAAGAGAATCAGCGTTAGTATAGTTTTCCTTAATCAGCTTTTCTTTAAGCTTTGCAAAAGTAACGCTTTTCTCTTTCATTACTTTTTCAAGGATAGCATGAGGCTCAAAGATTGCTGAAGACTCGGCGGAATCATCAACGACATTATTCTTCGACTTGCCAATTTCATCTTGACCAACGATGTTGATCTTTAAGAAATTTCTGACGCAACGGATAAATGCCCTGTTCTCGGCAATTGGCCCCAAGAAGTGACGAGCAAAATCCTTGGTATTACCGGGAGAAGCGTCTCCAATAGAAGAGAATGAAATACAATTTCCTTCTGTTTCGTAGTTTGAAATCCAGTCTATTTTACAAACCGCTACTACATAGTCTGGACTTGGACAGGTTACAGTATACTCAACAGAGTAAAATCCTCTAAGTTGCGCTACATATTTAATTCCAGCTAGAAGAATGAGTAGATCTTTATCTTCTAGCTTGGTTACATCAGTTTCATTAGTCCTGTCCCTGTTTGGGACAAGGAACTCTGGCTTGATCATTTTTCGCCAGTTAATAGAACCGTCTTCATTAAAGTGGTATTCTACGCCTTCAATGAGACCATCAGAGGAACGAACAAGTTTCTTTACAGTATTCACATAGGTATACTATGCGGCAACTGGAGACTTATCAACTCTAAAAATCCAAAAATTTTCAACCTCTTTCCAAAACTCTGGGCAGTCAATCACTGGTTCCGCAATTTGTTTGGCTTCAATTCCGTTCTTCAAAGAAGACTCGCTTAAATAAACTTTTCCGTTACTAATTAATCGTTTGTTCGATTTATAGAAAGCATTTGAAGTGTACTCAATGCCGGTTTTCTTTTTCAAGTTAGTTGGCATTTGAGTAATATGTTCTTGATCAAGATACTTAAGTTTAATTTCTTCTAGCTTTTTACCTTCTAAATAAGTAAATAGCTGATAAGAAATATTACTATAAGCTAAGAAATCTGCAAATGCTATGTTATCATTTTCTTTGATTTCGTAAAAGATTCTTCCGACATTCTTTCTATTGTTAACAATGATGTTTGGGTCAATTGGTTTATCTGTGATTATAAAACATTGACAGACTTGCAGTTGTTCATTTAAGAATTTTTCATTGTGTTCCAAGTCCATTCTAACAACAATATTATTAGAATTAAATTGCTTTGGATTTACAATTTGATTGGGAACCATTTCCAATCTCATGTTATTATATTCAGCACCAAAGTAAAGGGTTTGAATAGAATTTACATGAGGAATCCCTAAGAGATTTAAAATATTGTTCGCAATTTCTTCTGGCTTTATTGAATTAATTGTCTTAGGATTTTCTTCAAAAGAGAATGTTGGCTTGTTCGTTCTCTTTGGTTCAAGTAAAACATGATCTTTAGGATCGCCAAAGAATGGTTTTACACAATTGACATAGTTGTTAGAGTATAAAGCAACAATTTTTTTACCATATCCAGAAGCGATATGAGTTGGAAAGCTATCTGCTCCAAAATGAAGAAGAGAATCTCTTAAAATAAATGCGGTCTGATTAATGTTTGTAAGACCAACGAAGCTTAAAACATTACTGTAAACCTTTTCTTTTTCTTGTCCAAGCTGAATAATCTTTATGCCTTTTTCATTTAAAATAGGAGAAATAAGATTAATTACTTCCTGCCAATAATCATAAGTCTTTGAAGGCTTAGAGCTTGGGTGAAAAGTAACATATTTGTCAGCAGTAACAGGAAAAAATTTTTCGTAGATATAAGGCTTCTTAATTTTAACTCCAGAAGCTAGAGAATATTGCTCTAAAAGGTGCATATTATTTAATATCGAATGCGATCTTATCTTTTCCGTTATGAAGATAGTTTAGCATTTTTTGAGTTCCTATATGAGGCAAGAAAGCTATCTCAAAATAACCTTGATGGTCGCCATGTCCCTCTAGCCATAGTAGACTATCCATTTGAGGAATGTATTCTAGAATTCTATGTATATAAGGATTACCTTCAACTACTGAGAAGTATTCTTTTTTAGTTGCAAAATATAAATTGTAATTGGGGTATGTTTCTTTTATCGATTCTAGAAGAGAAGTGCAAAGATAAATATCTCCAATGCTTTCTGGCATGACAAAAAGAATTCTCTTTCCTTTATCAGCAGGATCTAGAATATCTTCGAAATCAATTTTTCTATTTTTTTGATTTTCTTGTGCAGCTACTTGGCGAAAATAGTTTTCAATATTCTGTCGGCTTTCTCCTTCAGAAAGTTTCTTCATCCAATGCTTGTATCCGTCATCATTCTGATCGACCTGCTTCATCTTCAGAATGTTATGATACATGAAGATTAGCCATTCTCCATTTTCAGTGATATTTGGAACGCTGGCATTAGGATCTTTTTCTTCTTCCTTTAAGGAGAAGTCATAAGATGTAAAAGGAATAGAATCAATGTATTGTTCGAATAACTTTCCAATAACAGGAACAGAGTAATTATCTATAGCCCATTTTCTAGCCTTTTGACCCATCTGCCGTCTTTCAGACTCTGGCATCTTATAGGCGCGATACAATTGATTTGATATAGAATGGGGATAAGTAGACGCTTTTCTAAACTGAGTACCATGCTCTCTATACTCTGACCATTCAAGAGGAATAGAAGCAGCGTCAGGGTGACACATATCTTCTCCGCAACTGTAGTTAGTTACTAAAGTTACTAGTTCGCAATATTTAGCTTCTTGAATTGGAATTTCTTGTCCACCGCTAGTAAATGGGTGGCAATACACATCCATCAAATTATAAATCTCACACAACTGCTCTTCGCTTACGCCAAATCCAGTATTTGTGGTAGAGCAGCTTTTATCAGAATTACAAGCTGGACACTTTAACTCTTGACCTTGGAATGGAGTTACAAAGTAATTTTTACATTTATTACAAACATAAGTTGTATGGATATCTTTTTTATCTATTTGATATTCGTCTGCAAGCTTATGAATGTCCCAACCTTCACCCCAATGAGTATGGAGTAAGAGCTTTGCGTTTTTTACATCAGGATGATTTTTAACAAAGTCTCTAAATCCTTCTAAGAGATTAGGTACAGATTTGCGAAGTTGATTTCTAAATACGAAACCTACAACATAAGAATCACTGAGACCAAAACGAGCCTTAAGTTGTTTCTTTTTCTCTTCTCCTAAATAGCTGAACTTAGAATGATTTACAGGGCCATGCATTGTTCTGGCATTATTGATGCCAATTTTATGCATTTCTTTTGTAGCAAATTCACTCCAAATCCAATATTGAGAAGACTTCTTTGCTTGATTTATAGCTTCATCATAGATTGGAAGAGAATCAAGAGTAACCCAAAGAAGAGAAGTGATATTCTTGTACCAGTGTTTATTATAGTACTGAGTAAAAGCCCAAGGATCTTGCGCTCCAATCCAAATATCAGGCTTCTCTTCCTTGATTACTTGATCAATGTAATAAGAACCATAGGATACATCTCTAGCGAGGGCGGGATCGGCATTAATCCTATTGATCTCATTGGGATCGGTAGGGACACTTCCAAGACTCTTCCAAGGAGTCTTAGATAAAGCGGGAGAACCCACTTGGGTTCCCCCGCAGTAATGGATAATATCATACTTACCTGTGTTGTACAGATAAGAGACCAGTTCCTTCGCCGCCCTACCGAATCCAGTTTTAGCGAGGCACCAATCCGTTTGAATTACTATCTTTTTCTTTCGCATTAGAATACGAGTTCTTCTGCTTGAGCCTCTGCTTCCGCTTGTGCAGCAGTTTGATTTAGTTGGATTTTATTATAAGCTGGCTTCTTTGGAGCTTCCTCCTCTTGAGCCTCCTTTGGGGCTGAAGCAGCTTTGTCTTGAGCATAAAAAGAGTTTCTAATAAACTCTTGCAAGAACTCCTTAACAAGAATTGCCTCTGCAAAAGTAAAGCCAATCAAAAAGCTTACTTTATTAACTGAATCTCCCTTTTGCTCCTTTGAAGCATTAAAGGAAAATCCAATCTGATTGTTATCTCTGAGATAAGGGCAAAACTTGCCCATTGCGTTTGAGTTAGGAGCAGTATGGTAGAACTTATATTCTGCATTTCTGTTGATTGCGTCTACAATACCTGCTGCTTCGACTGCATTAAACTTTAATACAGTAGTCTTTTCTGGGTTCTTTGCGTTCTCACGAAAAGATCCAAGCTTCTTAGCTTCGTTCCAAGAGTGCTGCTTGATAAAATTAACAAACAAGGACGTATCCTTTGTTTGAAAAGAACAAGCGGTTCCAGTTACTTTTGCATTTCCCTTATAAAATTGTAGGTTCATTCAGACATTATTTTGCCTGAAAAAATGCGATTTATCAATTATTTTTTTCGGCTTTTAATTGAGAAAGTTTAGTGTAAACTGTATGGGTCTGAATAGCGACAAGTCTGGCAAACACAGAGTCTCCAAACTTCTGCCCAGTAACGATAACGATATCTTCTTCTTTTGGCATCCTATTATTTAGGCTTTGCATATCGTCAATTTTATCTGAGAAGATCATGACATTAACCGAAGCGGTTTCGTCTGAGATTTGCATCTTGAAGTACCTAGTCTTCTTCTCTCTTGAAACTCCTGACTTGCACTCTTGAATGACTCCAATAAATGAAACCTCGTCTTTCTCAGCGAAATCCGCAATGTCTTTAATGTAGACCAGATCATCCTTCTTTGAAATGAAGACTTCTCTTAATTTATTTCTGACGCTATATCCGATAATAGAATTCTCATAAAACCAATTAGCAAAACTTTCCGACTTGCTATTAATTTCATAGATCTTTTTATAGGGATCTGCTTTCGTTCGTAAGGTTTGAAGTCTTGATTCTTTAATATAAGGTTTGCCTTGGATATCTTTATTATCCTTCATGTGAAGAAGAATTTTAACTAAGTCATAATCAAAATTCTCACCAAAAAGTTTGGCATTAATCTTTTCCTTATTAGTTAAGACGTTCCAAAGTTGAGCTTCATATACTATTTTACTTCTTGATTGTTTGAAGTCACCATCTAAAGCACCAGCTTGAATCAAGGCGCAAAGCACTCCGATGTTCAGGTTAGCCTGAGATGCAGTTTCAAAGATATCAAACTTGTTTTGAAATTCTTTCCTAAATTCATTGACAGCTTTGACAGTTTTTTCGCTAATTCCTTTTACTGACAATAATCCAAATCGAATATCATCACCTTCAATGCAAAACTCTTCCTTTGATTTTATTAGATGAGGAGGGAGTAATTTAATATTAAAATAAACAAGTTCCTTTTCAATCTTGGAGATTTCTCCGATTGGATCTGGTTCATGCTTGCTCATCTTTAGGAGAGACAAGAAGAACTGCTGGGGGTATTTGAATTTTAGATAGATTGAGATTGCGGCAAGAGCGGCATAGGCTACAGAATGGGATTTATTGAATTGGTAATTAGCAGAGTCGTTAGCAATTCTCCAGAGAACTTCGCCAATCTTGGGATCAAGCTTTTGTTCAGAGATCTTATCTTTAATCTTCTGCTCCCATTCTTTCATCTCTTCGACCTTCTTTTTGCCTACGCAGCGTCGAACGATTTCTGCTTCATCAAGAGAAAAGCCAACTTTGCTCACCATTTTCATCAACTGCTCTTGATACAAGCAAACGCCTCCAGTCACGCCCAAGATGTCATCAAAGAAAGGATGAATGCTTTCATAATGATCATTATTGGTATAGTTGGCGTACTTATCAATGAACTGAAGTGCGCCGGGACGAGCAAGAGCCAATACGCCGCTTAATTGCTCAAGGTTCTTTGGCTTTACCTTTTGGCAGACTTTGAAGTTTGTTTCTGCCTCAATTTGGAATAATCCATGAGGTAATTTGAAATCTTGTAGTTGCTGATATATAAAAACATCATTTACATCAATGTCCTCATATCTAATACCAAGAGATTTGCAAACGTCATCTACAACAGAAACACCTCTCAAACCTAGAAGATCAAGTTTAATATTATATGCTGTAACATTATTCATGTCATAGCTGGAGACAATCTGCTTATCAGAAGAAAGCTCTACCGGACAAGACTCTTCAAGAGGAGAGTGGGCCAGCAAAAGACCAGAAGGATGAACGCCTTTATTCTTATTAAGATTTTGAAGTTTTAGGGCAATCTTATAAACTTCTTCATTATTTCCTGCCCATTCTGCGAACTTTTCGCTCTCTGTAATTGCATCCTCAAGACTCTTGACTTGTCCGAATAGTTTTGGAATATAAGATGAAACATCGTTCATCTCGCTTTCCTGCTTTTCTGCCACTACTTTTCCTGACTCCTTGATGCAGAGTTTAGAGCTTAGGGTGTTAAGGGTTAGGATTTTAGAAGTCTTGCCTTTGAACTTTTCTTCAAGATAACTGATAACTTTGTGACGATTATAATAACAGATATCTAGGTCAACGTCAGGGAATAAAGATCCATCAAAATAAGTAACTCCATCTATTACTGTTTTCTTTGCTCTAGCTTTAGAGATGAAACGCTCAAAGAACAGTTCGTACTTAATGGGGTCAATTTTGGTTACGTCAATGAGAAATAAGAGAAGTGAACCAGCGCAAGATCCTCTTCCCGGTCCAGTAGGAATATTATTTTCTCTGCAATAATTAATTACATCCCAAATAAGGATAATATAATCAATGAACTCAAGCTCTTGTAGAATCTGTAATTCATAATTAACGCGATCAACATATCTCTTATAAAGCTCACTACCTTTTTCAAGATTAAGCTTATAAAATCCTTCTCTAGCTAGGCTCCTTAAGAAGTCGTAATTAGAAGTAGCGGCGACTAGATTAAGTCTAGCTTTATGTCTTTGATCAATTTCAAAGACAGGCATTCTAAGACCATGCAAACCAAGGTCGTATTTTTGAAAGTCTTTAGTAAAATTCATATTGCGATCTGGAATTTGAGCTTGTTCCATACTTTGATGTTTAAATGTAAGTCGTTAAGTGCGTCGTGTAAGGTTTCGTAATCGTGGTCAATATCGTATTCTTTGCCAAGTGCAGTTAAATTGGTTTTTACTCCTTTGCGTCTTTCATTCAGTATTCTGTACTGATATTCAATCAAGCTAATATCTTTAGAATAAGGGATCTCATATTTGATGCCTTTGGCTAGGCAGTTTGTGTCGATAACCTTATTAACCAAATGCTTCCATTCTTTTCCGTGCATCTCGTAATAGTCTTTTATCAAGTAAATATCAAAATTAAGAACATTGTGACCTACGATATAATCGCACTTTTCTAGCCACTGATCAATTGTTTTAATTGCTTCGCTTGAGTGTACTGCAATTTTATTATATTTGTACTGATCAAAGCGAGTTATTACTGCCGCTTCTTTGCTAACATTAATTGGTTTATCCCATTTGATATGTATGTCAGAGGTTTCTAAAATCTCATTACCCTTAACTCTAATCATACCACACTGCCAAGGGCGATTATTAATGAAACTTAGACAAAGATTCTCGGTTTCTAAGTCTATAAAAGTGTAAACTTTATCCTTATCGTAACGAAGTAGATTTTCCATCATACAGCGTTCGCCTCCTTCCAGCTTTCAAAGCTAAATTCTGCGCTACACATATGTTCTAAATTTGGCTTATTAAGAGTCGTTCTGTTGTTAATGCATCTAAATGTCAAGTAGGATTTAAAATCTTCTCTCGTATTGTAGTAAAGACTTTTTGCAGGAACTATTTCATATTCGTCTTTGCAAAAGTTAATTACTTTTTGTTTTACAATATGATCAAAAGGCAGATTGTTATCCTCTACTAGAAACGTAGGTTTAGTAAATTTTAATTCTGGGCAGCACAAAGAATAACTCATTGTGTTATTGAACAAGAACGAATCATAAAAAGGCACACACAGCTTTAGGCTAGACTCGTCCCATTCTTGAGTCAAGGTTTTTTCATCTATTCTTGGAACATAATAGAAGCCATCTGTGGCGGCAATACTAAATATCTTGATTAGTTTCTTATAGCCGCTTCCATTTTTTGCGAAGACTATAATTTTACTAGACTTTTTAAGAGACTCTTCTGTCTTGTCGTTGATATCAGGGCATAATTCAAGCCTCAAACCATAATAGAATGGAATCTTAAAGTTCTTAAAAGCGTCAAGAAAAGAACTCATATTCTCTTCTACTAAGAATATTTGTTCCAGTTTATTGTCTTTAGCTATGTCTACGATTGAAGAAGATCCTTCTTTGGATGAAGTACCTGCTTTGTCTAGAGTTAAGATTGACTTACCTATGCTGTAATGGCTTTTAAAAAGCGGTAGTATTTTCATGATTAAGAGTTATTTCCATCTAGGGCAACCTTCGTATTTAAACTTTTTAATGACTTGAGTGTCATCTTTTTTAGCTGCTTTAGCTTCTTCTGCGGTAAAGTAGCTCTTTACAAAATTATCGTCCTTATCGTAAATAGAATAAAACCACATCTCATTCTTAAACGGGCAAACCCAAGTAGCTCCTGCTTGGCAAAGCCATTTGCTCTTTACGTCATCTGCGGCAAAATTCTGCTTTGCATCTTGCTCAGTGAAATTAGTTACCTTCTCATAAACGTATTTAAGATATGTCTCAAATCCACGCAATTCATCATCAGTAAATTTTACCGGCTGAACTGGCTCTTTAGGAAATCTGAGAAATACAAATTCTACCTCTGGATCATAGTCAGGCCAATAAATCTTAGAGGCGATAGAGTATAGCATGGCTTGTACATTAGCTGTCAACTCTTCACCTTTGAATTTTGCCTTGCTAGACTTGTAATCTCTAATTTTACTCTTCTTTTCTTTCTTATAAAGAATAGGAAGGTCAATAAAGCCTCTAGCCTTATATCCTTCTCTTTCTATTTTAAACTCAAACTCTGGGTTTTGAATATTGCCGCCCTTTGGAAAGAAGTCGCTTTTAAGACCGACAAGAATCATTTTATTGATTAAAGCCATGTCTTCAGGATTATTGATGCCTTCCTTTGTAGCGTGTTTCTTTACAAGTCTACTTATTGGAACGCAAGAAAGAGGGTCAGCAGAGGCAATAATTTTCTTATAAAGATTCTTATGACGAGGATTAAGAAGCAGTTCAAATATTAAATGACAAATTGTACCACGCTTTGCTCCTGAATTAGACTTCTCAGGAATATTCAAATGATACTTACAATAGTAAGACCATGAACAAGTCTCAAGAGCCTTGATGCGCGAGGCAGATAGGTAGACTTCTTTTTTATCCATTGAATTCCTTCATATATAAGTCTATCTCATTTTTACTCATTAATCCAAAATCTTTTTTGGGAGGCAGCTTTATCTTAACTTGATTCTCGTCAAAGAACATCAAGAGTTTAGATTTTGCTTTTTTCGCCGCTTCATTACCAGCAGAATTATTAAAAAAATCATTATTGAATGCAATAACTACTTCTTGAACAGACTTCTCTAATAAAAATTTTGTTATTCTAGGAGATATTGCTAATCCAAAAGTGATGATTACGTTCTTATAGCCAGCTTGCCATAAAGCTAACATATCTCCAATGCTTTCAATCAGGAAAACTCTACCTCTTTCAGATATAGTATCTTTGCTAAAGAACGCTGGGTAAACCCATTCTTTCTTTGTGCCAAGGTGCTTCCATTTGATAAAGTCTGGACGTTTAGAATCAACTAATGCTCTGCCGCTAAATCCTACAATTTTACCAGATGGATTGTAAATAGGAAAAACATAACGATTAATCATGTTTCCTTTTTTAGCTATTCCACCTTTAAACTCTGCTACGATCTCTTCTTTGACTCCTCTATTAAGCCAGTATCCATGATTCTTTTCAAGACTGACGAGCATTGATTCATCGTAAATCTTTACTTGATTGATGGTATTTTTTTCTTGGTTTACGACAATTCCCGTGAAGTTAAACTTCTCGGCGAGCATCTTATCTGCATAATCTAGATCATTTAGATTAAGTGTGATTTGAACTAATTCACTTAACTTACCACCTCGACATAGTTTATAGTCATACCAATAACCAGTATTTTTATTGATTGCTAGAACTGTATCATTATCTGAACTCCTATAGATCGGCCTAGTTCTGTACCAGCCGCCGAAGTCTTTAAGATTTTGATACCCGATATTTTGAAGTATTTCTTTTATGTCACTCATAACAAAGCACCATCATTGGGATTGGCATCATTCAATGAGAATGTTTGACGCTCTCTCTCAATAATGTTAGTCAAGGAGCCTCTCTCTTCTACGCTAAAATTATTAATCTGAAAGTTGATAAAGTTTTGAACATAACGCTCATCGCCATGTTCGTTTCTTCTTCTAAGAAGATCTTGATGCCCAGCGGCATCTTTACCTTGGAAACGGCTTTTTAAGGTTATCAGCTTGTGTGTGCCGAAGTCTGGGGTGTCGCGCTCTATTTCGTCAAGAGTTTTTCTTCGGAAAATTCCGACAAAGCTTGAAAACCATTGCAGTCGATCAGATAGAGCAATCGCAGAGCTATCATCAGTTACATCTCCAGCGTTTCTATTAAAGTTTTCGCCAGCCCTATTCATTTGCATGGCAGTGAATAGCGGGGCATTAATTTCTTCTGAAATCTTTTTAAGTTTATCGATCTTTTCACCGATGGCTTGATGTTCTGCCCAGTTTTGACCTACCTTTTCTCCGGTAAGTTTAACGTAATCATAGCAAATAAGAGCAGGGTTTCCTCTTCCAACTTTGCTATAATACCATCTACGAATGAAAGATATAATCTCATCAATACTTTTATTACCGACACAATGATGAGTATAATTATATTTACTGAATTCTTTTAAGAAGCCTCTAACCTTAGTGACCATTTCAGCATTCTTACGCCAGTTTCCTGTATCAATATACCAGAAAGGCACCCCTGTCTTTGCTGCTGCAATACGAAGCTTAACGTCTTCTGAGAACATTTCAGTATCAAGATAAAGAACACTGACTTTTTTGTTCTTTAAATAAGCTCCCAGAGACATCTCAACTAAGAAGGAGCTTTTGCCTTGACCGGGGCGGCTTACAATGGCATAGACATTTCCATTTCTTAAACCACCATAGAGTCTTGCAAACTCTGGATAATGCAATTCTATACCTGCTTCATCTTGAGGATTATTACCTTTTTCTTCTATGAAAGCTTCTATGTCTTCAAAGATATTCCTAATCTCTTCAGTAGCATCAAAAGAATTAATCTTTTCGCCATATATAGAATCTACTTCAGCTATTATTTGATTGGCATTTTTCTCAGGATTGGTAGAAACAGTTTCTATTATTCTTTGAGCCATGCCTTTTATGTCTCGCCGAATAGAAAACTGCTTTAACTCCTTAGCGTATTTAAGAGCAGATTCTTTATTTGAAACCGCTAAAGAAAGGCAATCAATATAATCATATATATCAAGATCTTCTTGAAATGAGATTCCAAGATTTTGAATCTTTTGAGCTAATATTACTTTGTCAATTTTCTCTTTAGCATTGCAAAGTTGCCTAATAACTGAATAAACTGTTCCATTTACATCATTAGTAAAATCAATTTCTGATATAAAGTGATCTATATCATAAAAAGATTCTGAGTTTTTAATGAGCGCACCAAGCAAGGATTGCTCTACTTTAATAGAGGAAAGCTTCATTTAAACAAAAAAAGAGTTATTTTTGAGCAGAACCATCTTCGTCTTCACCGTCTTCTTCATCAGAGGCAATAATGTTGTGAATAGTATTTTCTAAATTAATCTGATCAACAGCACTAAGCCAATTATTAATATAATAATGCATCGCCATTGCGTTCTGTGCATTATCGAATTTAGACCTTACTTCTGGCATTCCCTTTTTGTCAAAGGTAAACAGCAAGAACCCTCCCTGCGAGCATTCATCTATCTGTGATAGAATACTTTCTGGGAAATGAAATTCTTTATTTTTAGCCACAGCTTATATTACACTAACGATATATTAAATGTATGATTTATGTAATCATAACTTAATTTATTTAGGTCGCTAGTCTCTAATTCTATTAATTGAAAACCATTTTTCTCTAACCACACAGCTTTTTTGTAGTCTCTCTTAATAGAATTAAGGTAATTTAATCTTGAGTTATTATGGAAGAATTTATTGAAAGAAGAGTGCTGGTCGCCATTAACTTCTACCGCTATTTTGCGAGAGATATTAATGAAGTCAACCTTCATTCTACTTCCAAATACCGGGAACTCTTCGTAACAAACATGAGTCTTCCAAAATGGTTTCAAGAATTGCTTTACTTGAAATTGAATTTTAGAACGAGACTCTTTTTCCCAATCTATTAAAAATTGGGAAACATTTTTGTTAATTATTCTGCCGGTTACAGAATAAAGCTTCATTTTGATTGAACGGCTTTGAGCTTATTGAACAAATGCTTCGTAGCGTCAGTATTTTCTTCAAGCCACTTCCTGAAGTTTTCTCTTCCCTGATGTTGCTTTGGCATATCAATTCCAACCGTCTTCAACTCTTCAATTAGAGAATCATCGACAGTGATCCACGCGCCTTTTGCAACGACAAGATCCCACATCAACAAGCAATCAAGAATTTCATACTCTACCCAAATGCCAGAAGGCTTTTTGCCAAACTTAATTGGATACTGAATAATATTCTTGCGAGTAGCTTCACTGGTAGACTTTTGAATCATCACTTTGGAATATTTTCCAATTGATTTAGTCTTACCATCATTCATTTTGCCAGATGGGTTGTCAAGAATATAATCTCCCATTGCAGTTGGACTATACTCTAGGATGAAGTCTGCCCAATGCAAGAGAGCATTTCCGCCGCTAAACATTCCTCCTCTTGGGGCGTTCTTAGCATAAGGATCAATCTTAATTTCAGAAGTAATCTGACTAATAGCAATCATCAAGTGACCATGCTTGAACATTCCAATACTTAGTGACTGCAAAAGCTTTTTACTGATGACTTGAGTTCCCGCGACCTTGCTCGCGTCTGCTGGGCTAGTGTCTTTGTCTCTCTTCAAGATAAGACCATCCATCGAATCAATTACAAAACAATAACGATGATCTTCTGCATTATTAAGAACGAGATCTTTAATAACGTCAATTACTAAATCATAAACATTAGACTCAAGAATAAAAACTGAACCATCAGTCCATTCAGAAGCGTCGGTGACAAACTTCATGCCGCAACGCTCTCTGTTCTCTTTAGATAAACGGCCCTCTGCCAACACCCAAACCACTCTGCTCTTAGGAATCTCTGCAAGGAAATTTCTGCAAATCTCTAAAGCTTGTGGAGTTTTGCCTTCGTTATTTGGTCCGCAAAGACGAATTAGAGAAGGGGTAATGCCTCCACCTACTGCTGCGTCTAATAGAAGACTGCCAGTTGAGATCTTCCAAGTAACTGCTTCTTCGAAATTAAAATGATCATCCTTATGATCTTTGTTATTTAAAATTGCTTGGAGTCTGCTTGAAGCTCCAACGGTTGATACTTTTTCTTCAGGTTGCTGTTGTTTCGGAGGTCTCGCCATAATTCAGGAATTCTTTTAAAGTTTTGGGCTTTTTTACAATGGGGATGTCTTCGCCCACCTTGCCGTTTAGTTCATTATAGCTGACCGCAAGCTTTGAGTCAAAGCTTTCTTTGAGCTTTTCTTTGGAGTCTTTGAGGTCTTTTTGCTGAAGAAATAGCTGATATCTATTAATTAGTATTTCTAAATTTTTTTCAGATTGCAAAAACGCAAGATTGCTGACTGTTGGGTATGGCTCAACCCAATCCCAAAAGTCTCTATCTGGAAATTTTTTTAAGAGCCTTGAGGCAGTTTTCATGTCTCTGGCCCAGTTTATGTCTTTTTCTCTTACAAATTTTTCAACAATAGTTTGATGAGTTGACATTATGATTCTTTAATATCCGCAGCTACCATGTCTTTTACTAACTGATGGAAAGACCATTTCGGATTCCAACCTAGTTCTTGTCTGGCCCTGTTTGAGTCTCCAAGGAGCAAATCAACCTCTGCGGGGCGGAAGAATTTTGGATCGATTTTGACCAGTACAGATGAGTTGACTTCATTCTTGATGGCGTATTCAGTCGAAATAGAGTACTCTTCATTCGTTCCTTGCCCATGCCAAAATCCTTCTATTCCTGCTTCTTTAAAAGCGAGTTCAATAAATTCTCTAATTGTATGAGTTTCATTACTAGAGAGAACATACTCATTTGGCTTTTCTTGGTTCAACATCTTCCACACGCCGTCCACAAAGTCAAAAGCATGGCTCCAGTCTCTCTTCGCGTCAACATTTCCAAGACGAATTGGCTCAAAAGATTCTCCTTTTTGAATAGCTTTATTAATTCTAGCAATTCCTTTAGTTACTTTTCTAGTAACAAACTCTTCTCCTCTTCTTGGAGATTCATGATTAAAAAGATAACCTTGAATTGCAAAAAGATTATAAGACTCACGATATACTTTAACTATATGTCTTGCAGCGCATTTCGCGGCTCCATAAGGAGACCTTGGAGAAAGAGGATGCTTCTCGTCTTGAGGAGCGTACTTTACATCTCCAAACTCTTCAGAACTTCCAGCATTATAAAATTTACAATGAGGAGCGTGTTTGTGGACTGCCTCAAGACATCTTATAACACCCATCGCACCTGCGTCAAATGTTTGTTCTGGAATCTGCCAGCTTGATCCAACGAAAGATTGAGCAGCAAAATTAATAAAATAATCAGGCTTAACTTCTCTTACCGCATTATCAACTGATTGAGAATCTGAAAGATCAAGAGTGATTAGATTAAACCTTTTGTTATCAAGATGTTGTTCAAAATTAGAATAGTTAGGTTTAGAAATCCTTCTTACTGCTCCAAAGATATTAAAATTAGTATTCTCAATAAGATAGTCCACCATGTAAGACCCATCTTGTCCTGAGATTCCGGTAATAATTACATTTTTCATGTTTTTTGTTCTGTTAGATTAGTGAGAAAAAATCTTTTTTGTAATGCTATTTTCGCGTAATGCCGTTCCATATTTGCGCTATCGACTTCTTTTGCTGAGATATTACCATATCTAGCAAGCTCAACAGCATCAAAAGTTTTCTTATTAACTGATACCATATTTTCATATTCTTGGGAGTTAATAATTTGAATAAATAAATCTTTAGGTAATTGAGCTTTTATATAATTATAGCAATTTTGCCAAGTCTCTTTCGCTTGATCTGAGCGGTCGCTCTTTATCTGTAATATGCTTAAGAAATCAAAAGCATAAGCCTCGTCTGTGCAAATATTAATCATTTTATAAAAGATTGATTAGTTTATCTATGTCTTCGCGTTTTACGTCTTTATTTAAACCAACATAGAATCCGTTTCTATTTAAGAATTCGCTATTAGGGAAAACTTCTCCTTTTGCAAACTCTTTGAACGCTGGATTGATTGGAAGGTAACAAATTACTGGTCGAGTCTCCCAGCCGTTTAAGTTTAATATCTTCTTTATGTGTTTAATTGATTTACTCTCTGTTATTAGCGGAAGACAGAATGGAACGATATCTGGATTAAGCTTCTTGTATTCAACTGGGAGCTTGGATACAAAATATTGCCAAATTTCTTTTCTTTGATTTATATAGTCATAATATCTTTCAGTATCCATCAAGGCAAAAAAAGCGTTTAGATCTGTTGTTCTATAATTTGTTCCAACTTTATAAAACAGAAATTCAGGATCGACTTCTGGATTGTCTTTTTCTATTTCTTGTCTGACTACATTGTTTTTTGGTAGAACTCTAGTTAATCCGTGGCTTCGGATCATTTGAGCATTTATATAGAACTCGCTGTTCTTAATAAAATCTTCTTGCATGAACAGCATACCCATTTCAATACCGCAGATTTGATGCGCCCAAAAGAAAGAAGTCGTTGTCATGTCAAAACAACGAAGAATATTCTTATCAAGATATTCTCCCATTGTTGTTTCGCAGAGATCAGCAAATAGATAAGCGTTATACTTTTCTTTTAATTCGGTTAGCTTTTTAATGTCAGGAATAAAACCAATTAAAGCAGTAGGCCAGATTACCTTAACTTTTTTAGAATTCTTTGTGCTTTCTAGTTTCTTTTCTAACTGCTGATAATCAAAACTAAAATCATTTAGATTAATGTCTACAAAAACTACTTTACATCCTCTCATTATCCAAGGACTTATAGATGATGCCCATGTTGTTGAAGGGACAAAAACAGTAATATCCTTTGGGTCAAGATTGAGACTCTGGATGAAAGTCTCTACTAAAAGATGATTGGCGGTTGAACCAGAAGAAACAGCTACACATTTAGTATTCGGTCCTGCGATCTGTTCCCACTTTTTCTCTAGTTCAATAACTTTAGGCCCAGTAGTGAGACGATTCTTCTTATTAACAACAAATAAAGCTGCCTTAATTCTATCTAGTAGAGAAAAGTTGTCTGTTTGTAAAGGATATTGATACATAGACTATTATAGTAAATTTTTAATATTTTCTAAAACTTTATCTTTAGATATTCCAGAGCATCCGCCTTTTATAAATTCATTAAATAGGCTTATGTTGTTTTTGTTAATTGGCTGCAAACAAGTTGGATTTTGAAAATGGTTTACGTTCCAATTTGTAAGCAATGTTATTTGAGGGTGAGAATATGCTCCCATGACTAAAGAAAATCCAGAATCTGTGCCTATATACATATCACATCCTAAAGCTATTTGGATCTGCTCAAGAAAAGATAAGTGACGCAAATCATTACATTTTGTAAGTTCTGGTTCTTTTGGATGTCCTAATCTAATAACTTTAAACCCTTGTTTAGTTAATGATTCTATTAATTCAGCCCACCATTCTTTGTTTGGGCTTCTGTGGTTATCTCTTCCATATCCAGCGAAGCAATGGACTGCTATTGTGTTTGATTCTCTGTTGGTATTAAACCATTTTGTAAGAGATGGAGTTTTTTCTTCTTCTGTTAGAGCTTCAAATTCTTTTAAATCAATACCTGCCATTACCCAAGTTTCTTGAAGCATATTCCTATGATCATGCCAGCACTCTCCAAATGGGTGTTGTGGAGTTGTATTAAATACAAAATCGCATTGCTTGGCTAGTTCTATATCTTTAGGGCCAAAGCCTTCTTCGCAATCAGTAATTACTATTTTATCAATTAAAGGATGATTATAAAATAAAGGAGCAGACTGAGAACACTTTTTAGCAACGTGCCAGTATTTATAACTGTTTGGTCTACGCTTTTCGACAAATTGCAAAACTGGTAAACTCATTATGCAGTCTCCAATTAGAGACTGTCTGACTCCTAATACTTTGAAATTTTTGCCTTCTTTCATTAGTTTATTACTTTTTTCCAATCAACAAGAGGGGCTAGGAATGGGTTAATGCAATGAGTTGAAACGCTTGGCATAGGAGTCCAAAAGTTTGTTTTGTGTTTAGTCAGTAATTGATATCCAATTTCGCAGTCCGAATATCCTTTAATCCAAACCTCTTGGTCTCTTAAAAACAGAGATTTTGACATGATCATTGATAGCCCACAGTTTGGTAAATTTCTCCAATGTCTAGCGTTTGAAACAATAATTTCAGACTTCAAGTCTCTATACATTCCCCAATGCTTCTCTAAATTATAATTATTAATTGTAGACTCTGTTTGTCTGAAAATATACTTGTCATTATGATCGTATAAACAAACGTAATCATTATTTGAAATAAAATTATTAAAAAGATCTAATGTTATCTGCGGCCAGTATGGCAGGTGCAAATAGTCTTCTTCTAAAATATAAATCAAACAATCATCTGCAATAACACCATTTTGTATATCTTGAAGAATTACTTCAGATGTTGCAGCTACAGAATGACTCCAAGATTCTTCAGAAAATGTTTCTCTGGTCTTATTTTTCGTGCTTATAAAAACTAGTTTAAAAGTGTTTCCATTTTTGTTATAGTATTTTGAAATAAAATGACTATTAAAATCCTCCTCTCTTTCAAAACAAACAGTTAAAGAGCAACTTTGATTTATTGTATTTAGTAAATTGACGAAGACTTTTTCTGTATTAAACCAATCAGGTCTGTCTGGGTTGTTCCTAAGACCAGAAAATTGGCGAAGATAGATTTGGATTTTATTATATTTATTCATTTAACTCAGTGAGATTCTCTTTTTATTCCCATGAAGGCTGGTTTCGAATTAAACAAGTATTCTTTAAAGCTGTTCTTTAGTTCTTCTTTATCGTTTGGGATAAAGTTTTGAATATTTGGAAATAGATTTAGTATATCTTTGTAATCATTAGAATGATGAGTAAATCCTAAGTTTCCATAATCTTCATTTAAACCTCCTCCTAACAGTTTAACGGGAATTTGTTCATGGTTTACATAGTTCCTAATCCATTCAAATGGGCGACAGAGCAGAAAAGAAGTTACAGAATAACAAACTGGAATTTTATTTTCCAAAGCAAGACCCACTCCTGCGCCTATTAGTAATTGTTCTGCCGCTCCAACGTTATAGAATCTGTCAGGATAATCATCTCTAATTTTATCCCACATACCAAACCCTAAATCGGCAGTAAGAAGATAAATATCTTTATTTACCTTCATTTCTTCATGTAGTAATTGAGCAAATAGTCTTCTCATTTATAGCCTTTTTAAAACTATTAGATAGCTTGATTCTGCTTCGATTACAGTCTTCCATTTGCCTTCATTTAGTATTTCTTGATATAGCTCGTACAAGCCTTCGATATGACCGTTTGGAATTACATCGTGCAAACAAAGAAATCCTCCTTGGACAATTTTATCTTTTACAATTTCATATCCAATTCTCATGCTCTTTATTAAATCCATATCTAATAAAGCATAATGCAAATAAGGTATATCTTTTAAAGAATCTTCTCCGATTAAACCTTTATGCAAAATTACATTACTTAATCCTTGATCGTCTAATACTTTTCTTTGGTATTCATAAGAAAGCATTTCTTCTGTAAGATGGGGGATTCTTTCGTTTCCTGCATATCTATTATCATACCACCTGTCCATGCATCTAGCTTCAAAAGAATTCGGATCATCTGATAACTGTGCTGGATGGCCTTCAAAGGTATCGAAAGCGTGGACTTGCCCAATTCCTTTCCATAGTTTACCAACTGCTTCTGGTCCACCGCCATATGCAGTTCCCATTTCCGCTCCAATTAGATCTTTTTTAAATTTCTTTCTCAGCATGGCGGCAACGCCAAGCATCAAATAGTCGGCACCATTAACATTATTAATCCAGTATAGCTTGTTATTATATATCATACGCTTTAATTTGTTCCCAGTCCTCTTGTGTTAACGTTTTGTAGTGTGCAGAAAGACCATTTAGAAAAGGCATATCTCTAAAATCTGTTTCTACTACTTTAACTTTATTATCTGTCTGAATATCAAAACTCGCAATTTTTCTTTTTAACTCTCCTACATCTACCGATTTATACGCAGCAAAGCCGTTTGCGTTTACATATAAAAACAAATTGTCTATCTTGTTTTCAGAAATAAAGTTTAAGCTTTCCCAAAAACTGCCCTCGTAGGATTCGCCGTCTGAAGATAGTACATATACTTTTTTATTTTTATTTGCTATTGCTGATCCAACCCCTATTGTTATTCCTGTTCCAAGGCTTCCAGTTGAGCAATAAATTTTATCAGCTAGGTCTCTATGAGGATGAAGACCGTGTTTAAGATAAAGTCCTTCAGCATTTAATCCAAGATACTTTTCTAAAACTACATAAAGAGCCAAACCTGCGTGTCCAGAAGATAGAATAAAAATATCATCTTCTGTTTTCTTGGAAAAAATTTCGTCAATAATATCTACAGCAGAAACAAAACTTCCAATGTGAGAGATCTTGTATTTATAGCATATTTCTAATATGCGCTTTTTTAAAGGATTAATTTTCATATTTTGTTACTAGTCGTATATGCTTCCTAAACTCTTCATTAAATAAATTAAAGTTTAGCTTCTGATCCCAAGTTCCTCCACCTTGATGTAAAATCTTTATTTGTCTATCTCCAGTTCCTCTACCTCCATCTGGCATTATACTTTTTTGTCCATTAAAATAAATCTCTTTCCAGTTATCCCAGTTTGAAATGCTGTAACTCCAGTTTCCGCTAGAGCCATATATTTTATCTGAACCTTTTGGATCAAGAATTAAAGTATTATACCCATAATTTCTAAAAACTACGTTTAAAGATGACATATCATCTCCAGCGTAAATCTTGCCATATTTATTTAATGCTACTCTCCTACCTTCTTTATAGTCATCAGTTAATAGTAGCCAATCTCTTAAAAAGGCAAAATTCTTAATACAAACGAAATCGGCATTAACCCATTCATGATTAGGAATATCTCTTATTATATCTGGTCGATTATGTTTTTCGTATCTGTCTCCAACTTGATCTGGGTCATTTCTAGCAGAAGCTGCATCATAATTTAGATTTAGAATTTCTTCTATATTATCTAGTACAATACAATCGGCTCCTAGTTTAATTAAAATATCTGGTTTATCATTTTTTTCTATGTAATCGTAACAAAAGAAAGGAGCAGAAAACCAAAGATTGTCAGGTATTCTGTGCTTTTGTTTTACTCTTTGTATTTCTTTTGTGTTATATAGCGCAACTTCTATATTTGGGTTGAAGTGTTTTAAAGAGTTAATTGTTTTGTAGCCGCCAGAATATAAATGGTCATCACAAACTATTAGAGCTACTATTTTCATACGTTTAATAATTTTCTAAAATTTTGATAAAAACTATTGACCATTTCTTTTTCTGAAAATTTTAAAGCTTTTTTGTAGCAATCTTGTTGCTTAATCTTCTTGCTTTTCTCCCATATTTCAAAGAAAGAGTCTTCGTTATCATTATAGTAAAATCCATCTACGCCGTCTTCTATTAATTCATTAAAGAATCCACGCTTATAACAAACTAAAGGAGTGTTGTATGCTAAAGATTGATGGCAGCTTAAATTCCATATTGTATCCCAATCTTGGATTCCACCAAAGAGCCTAGCTCCTTTGAGCATTTTAATTTTTTCTTGTTCAGTCAAGACTCCCATATAAAAAGTATTTTCATTATCTATATGCTGCAATAGTGGGTAGTTATTTAGAATTGGACCCGCAAAATATCCTTTTATCTTAAATTTATTACAAAGTTTAACTGTTTTAATAGGATTCATTGTAGAATCCATTCTTGTTACTTGGAACAAATAGTCTTCTTTTGCGTATTCTTGAAATGACTCGGGTACAAAAGTTCCTATCTGAACTTTCATTAATTTAGTTCTATTAGGATCAAGAATTGGATTTTGATTATAAGAATACACAAATCCAGCATCATTTAAGGGCCAGATAGTTTGGTTTACAAAAGCAAGCCAGCATACCTGTTTGCATTTTAACCCTTGTGTATTAAACGCAAAAGACTCTTGATTGTGAACGATAATATCCCATCGGTCAGCGTTAGGAATTATTCTAGCTACTGGATAGCCTTGTTTAAGAAGTTTTACTTGTTCGTTAGTTAATTCAATGCAATTTGACTTGCCCTCTTCTTCAGTAACGTTTTCAAAGTTTTTAGGTCTACCATAGATATAGAATTTGGTTTCTTGATTATTTAATAATGGCAAAGCATATTTGCCAAAAACAGATCCGCCTCCGTATCTTTTAGAATGAAATGGAGAATAGTCTTCGTTTTCAGAAAGCTCTATGTTTGCTATTATCATTTAATAATTAAATTTTGTTATAGATTGCCATTTCGTGTATTTCATTTACTTTAATTAACTTAAAATCCTTATATTTTTCTCTTACAACTGTTCCTTTTACATGGAAGTCATCGCATAGGATTATAGTTTTTGTTCTGTCAATCTTTTCAAACTGTTCTAACATTTGGTACGGGCAATCAGATCCGTCTAAGAAAATTAAATCATAAGTATTATCTATATACTTAATTCCATCTTCACAGAAGAAATTTACATTTATTGAACTATGATAATTTTCAGTCAACAGTTTACTTACGTTTATTGCTGCTTGATCAACATCACAAACATTCAGTTCGCCGCCATACTGAGCCACATACTCGCACCAAAACAAAGTTGACCAACCGTCACCAGCTTTGCCGTTTAGACTTCTTGATGTTCCTATCTCTAGGATCTTGGCTGGCTTTTTATTCAGCTTATCCAAGCACATTCTAAAGACGAAATCT